ACTTTGACCTTAACGGCTTTATTCTTGGCGTAAATGCAATCTTTTTGAAGGCTATGGGCTTTCAAGAAGATGAGCATGACAAGCTAATTGGCAAGCATCACTCTATCTTTGTTGATTACGAGTATGGTAAGTCGGAAGAATATGTAAAGTTTTGGGAAGTGCTACGAAGCGGAAAGTTCTTCGAAGGAGAGTTTGAAAGGAAGAAGATTGATGGCAGCCCTATTTATTTGCAAGCTACCTATAACCCAATCTTTGATGAAGACGGAAACATCACTAAAATAATGAAGATTGCAACCGATATTTCTCAGATGGTTGTAAGTAAAAAAAAGATTGATGAATTGTCCGCTAATCTACAAGCAGAATTAGAAAATTCAAACAAACTAAAAGAAGCGATTGAGATAGAAAAGGATGCTGCTTTAAACGACCTAGACGCAAGTATTAAGAAAAGCCAAAACGAACTAATAAAAGTGATTGTGAAAAGTGCTTTATTTGTCATTATGAGCGTGGGCTTCATTACAACTATTATGTATTCCTTTGCTATTCTCTCAAATAAAGATACTCAGATAATCGGCTCAACTTGGAGTAATATGTTTAGTGTTTTATTGACAAACGCATTCTCTATTGTCGGAACAATTATGGGTATCAAATACGCAACATCAGATAATCAACCTAAATAAATATGCAATTAAGTACTAATCTTTCACTAGCCGAAGTTACAAGAAGCGAAACCGCTAAACGCAGAGGCATAAGCAATATGCCAACTCCTGAGCATATTGAGAACTTTAAGAAGTTAGCTGCAAATATATTCCAACCAATTAGAGAACACTTTGGCAAACCTATTATAATCAGTTCAGGTTACAGAAGCGCAGAGTTAAACAAGGCTATCAGTGGAAGTTTGTCCAGCCAACATTGCTCAGGTGAAGCGATTGATATTGATATGGATGGAACGGACATTACCAACAAGCAAATCTTTGATTACATTAAAGACAACTTAAATTTTGACCAAATGATTTGGGAGTTTGGAACAGATGCTAACCCTGATTGGGTTCACGTTTCTTTTGCTGCAAATAGGTCACAAAGAAAACAAATATTAGTTGCTAAAAAAGTAAACGGAAAAACCACCTACACTCCTTACGTTAAATAAAATGGCTGAAGCTAAGTTGACTGTTATAGATAGAATGAAGATATGGGCGTTTCCTGTAAGTATGTCTATTATATCTTTTTACCTTTTTGCTACATTTAAAAAATTAGATGAGGTGCATGCTGATGTTCATGCAGTAAAGATTTCTATAGAAGTGCTTAAAAAGGATATAGATTATTCTAAAGCTACTGTTAGTGACCATGAACAAAGACTTAGAGGTTTAGAAAAATCAACATCAGTAGATAATACTAGAGTAAACTATGAAGCTTATAACAATTAAAACTAATTTTATAAAAATATAATGAAATACTTAATTTTACTTTTAGTAATTATCTTTTGTTCAGCTGTAATGGACACAACAAATTACATTGCAGCTTTTTTAAAAAGAAAAGGCTATCAAAAATTATTTGAATGGTTTAATAGTAATAGCTGGAAAAACAAATGGCGTTTTTCAGAGTGGCTTCAAAAAATTGGATTAAGTAAGAGGTTAGCTAAATGGCTTGCAGCAGATGTACTTGTTATATTTACTGATGGATGGCATTTTTTTAAAGCAATAATGATGGCTTTGATTCAATATATGGTTGCTGTTCTATCTATTGGTAATGTAAATAGCTTTTTGATTTTCATTAACTTTCCTATTACAAATATTAGCGTTGAAGTATTAGCCTTTATTTTGTTCTTAGTAGGAGGTCAAATATTTAATTTAATTTTTTACAGATTTAGAAGATTATGATGCCAAACATTCAAGAGTTTAAATGGATAGAAATGTTTACTGATAGTAAAGGTAGAACAAGTCCAAGTAAAGTATTAGGATTTTTTGGAGGAGTAATTTCTTTATTAGTATTCTTTATAGCTGCTATGGATGCTATATTTTTTTCTTTAAATGAATTTAGTAATGGTACATTAACAACACTTACTGTTCAAGCATTAGCTTTATTTACTGCTAGTGGAACATTATTAGGTATTAGACGTTTTACAAAAGATAAAGAAGTATTAGATGAAAAAAACAATTAAAAATTTTAAGATAAAAAATATGAGTGTTGATAAAGTATTAAATTTTATATTATTGCTATTTATAGTGTTAATTGTTATTTTTAAAAATAATGAAACAAATAAATTAGAAAAACAAATAAATGAAATGTCTTTAAAAGAAGACACTTTATTTACTAATTACAATAAGTTATTGAATAATTATGAAACTCATGATTCAGTATTAAATTTATCTATAAATAATAGAAAACAAAATGTATATGTTACTAATAAAATAATTTACGAAAATGAAAAAAAAGATATTGTTAACCTTTCTGATTATCACACCGATAGTTTGTTTAAGTCAAATCTCAAATGGGCTTACGCTAGATACTTCTATTTATTTAACGAAAACTGATAAAATTGTAGTTAATCTTATGGCTAAAGAAATTAAACAATTAGAAAAACAGTCTTTAGGTAAAGATACTATAATTAATGAATTGGTTGAAAGAATCAATTGGAAAGATGTTATGATTAATTCAAATAAGAAAACTATTGCAGACTATAATAATAAAACTTCTAAATTAGAAAAAGAAAACGTAAATTTGAAGAATTCAATTATTAAATATAAATCTAGATATAATATTGCATTAACTGTTGCAATTATAGAAGGAGTTATATTAACTTTATTATTATTATGACAAAAAACGAAATAGTTTATAATTGGTTAAATTTAATTAAGTCTGGAAGAATATCAGATGATTTTACTCCCAGCATAAATCAATTGTCTTTTATAGCTGATTATAAAAGAGCACAATACATACGTCAAGACCAAACTAAAAACTATTTCGATACTGACCAGTTTTATCAAGATTTAGGTTGCATCAACATGATTAAAGTTGATAAAGCTGAATGTTGTACTATTGGTTTAGATTGTGAAGTCTTAAGAACTGAAGTTAAGATTCCAGCTATTATTAGATTAAAAGAAAGATATGGTTTAAAGATATCAGCAGTAGATAGACAAACCAGATTTACTATTGTCTTACCAGAAAGAAGTCCTTTTTTAGGTAATACTAAATTTCCTCAATTAGGAGTTAAAGTTTATTTTTTAAATGGATATATTTATATTCCTGAAAGTTTTGACATTAGAGCTCTTAATGTAAGAGCAATATTAGAAAAACCTGAACAAGCTAAAACTTTTATTTGTGATGGTGATGCTTGTTATACTAATGATTCGGATTATCCAATGACAGCAGACATGATAGATTTAATTACAAAAGATATAATGAGTAGTGAATTGAATATTTTAACGAGAATGATTCCTGATGAAACAAACGATGGAACCGATAAAATCCAAAGCTAGATATAATTGGTATAAAGAAAATTATCAAAAACCTGTAGATTTAGTTTTATATAATCAGATATGTTGGGAATTAAACCAAGAAGTAATTGATTATTTAATTTTAGGTGAAGGTAATAAGTTTTATTTTAATTCAAGATTAGGCTATATATCTGTATATAAGTTTATTAGAGAAATAAAATTAAAAAATGGTAAACTAAATGCTCCTCCTGATTGGGGTAGAACTCGTAAACTTAAAGCTGAAGGTAAACTAGAAAAAGGTAAAGTAGTTTATATAACTGACAATTACTATGTAGGTTTTAAATGGGTTAAAGAAAAATGTAATGTCAAAGGACATAACGCATATAAGTTTAAATCTTCTAGAACTAATGGAATTGAAAGTACTACTGGAGCTAACAATAAACTAAGACAAGTTCTTAAAGAACCTTTAAATCATTTTAAATTTCCTATATATTCTAAAAAATAATTACCTTTGTAACTCAAAGGTAAAAGTTATGAATTATAAAGCTGTTTCTTGCAAACGTGTAATAGATAAAGTATTTGGTGCTTATGGTAATTTACTTTCTCAACATACTGATAGATTAATTGGCGAAAGTATTGTCTGGGCAGGTGATGCTTTAGAAAGTATTGGTAGTGTAATTAATCTTGAAGACAAAACAGCTTATCTTACTATAACTAATGGTAAGACACCTTTACCTTGTGATTTACATTTAATTAAATCTGTAAGCTATAGAGGTCATTGGTTAAGATATGGTTCTCAAACATTTAATTATAATTTACATTGTGATGATTGTATTAATGCTACTATAAGTGAATATGATTTTAGCTATACAGTTAATCCTAATTATATTAATACTAATATAGAAGATAACGAAGAGATATGTGTTTTCTATCAAGCTATTCCTACAGATGAAGAAGGTTATCCTTTAGTTCCAGATAATTTTGCTACAAGTGAATGTATATTTTGGTACATTACTAAACAGTTAATGCTAGGAGGATTTGAACATCCTAATAGACAAATTACTTATGAGAAAGCAGAAATGAATTATATTAAACATAGAGGTCAAGCAGAAAATCAATTAGAGATGTTTGATATTCCTAGATTTGAAGCATTTGCTAATAGTTGGGCCCGATTAATTCCTAACACTAATGCTGCTAGAGATTTCTTCTATACTAATAGTATTCCTGAAACATTTATCAATCAAAAATATAGAAGATAATGCAACCATTTTTATTAAATACTGAAGGCGACCCTAAGAATCAACCTGATAAAAGTTCAAGATTAAATATAAATGTTAACTTAACTTCTGAACTTGGTTCTATTGTAACTGAAGATGGAAACGACCCTTTACATCTATATCCTACTATTGAAACTTTTACTGCTGTAACTATTGGTAAAATTCCATTATTAGATGGAAAAACTGTTATATTTTCTTGTGTTCCTGGAAATTCAGTTATTAATAGTCTTAATAGAAGATTGGTTAATGCTGAAATAGGAGTCTTGTCTACAGATGGAAGTTATAGAGTTTTGTTGCGAGATAATTATCCTGACCCTGCTGCTGGAGATGTTATTGATTTTGGTTGGGATTTAAATACTCAAATTCAAGGAACATATAAAATCAATTTTGATAATACAATTACTGTTTATTTTGTTGATAATAAAAATCCTATAAGATGTCTAAATATAGACAATCCTAATATAAATACTGATAATTTTTATAGAATAGTTAGTACTGTTGAGTTTAATAAATTAAATGTATTAACTCCTTTTACTAATAATATAATAAATTTACAAGAAATAAATACTGGTGGAAATTTACCTTCAGGTGTATATTATGCTATAGCTGCTTACGCTGATGAAAATTTTAATGAAACTAATACTTTATTTCCTTCAAATCCTATATCTATAGTAGATGAAAACTTTTTAAGTGATGTAAGTCAATATGATGGTTGTGCAGCTAATACTCCTACTTCTAAAAGTTTTACTATATCTATATCTAATGTTGAAACATCTTTTACTTATTTTAGAATATATATTGTAGCTAAGATAGGTGGTGTATTTACTGTTTATGATTATGATTTTCATGCTATAACTGGTTCTACATTTTCTTTATCAATACCTACTTTAACTAATAAACCTACATCTTCTTTAGATGTATTAGTAAATAAAATTGGTTGGATAGCTAAAACTGTTACTCAAATTGATAGTCAATTATATATAGGTAATTTAAAAGAAAAAGAAAGAACTAGTTTACAACCTTGGATTAATAATATAGTAGTTAATGCTGATATTGATGAAATAGGTAATGTAAATAATAGTGATGACTTTCGTAATGAAAAAACTATATATACAGATAGAGTATTTCAATATGATGAAGTATATGCACTTTACGCAACTGTTTCTTATGTAGATGGTAGCGAAAGTGAAGCTTATCATATTCCTGGAAGAAGTTCAGCTAATATAGATTTACCCAAATATGCTGGTGGTGTTAAAGCTACAACTGAAACTATTAGAATTGCAGATTTTGGTTTACCATATGATGTTTGGACATATGATGGTGGTGGAGCTGCTGATACTAGCCCAGGTGGAGAAATGACTAATATAGATATTAACTCTCAAACTTTTCATGCATTTGATACTTCTTATAATCCATTAGCTAGTACTAACTTAGGATATTGGGAAAATCAAAATGAATTTTATCCTAATTTAAGTGATTGGGATATTTTAGATTCAGATGGAACAGGTTTAGGTACTTTAAGAGGTACTCATGTTAAACATCATAGAATGCCTAATCCTAAATATTTACAAACTGATGGAAATGATACAAGCCAGTATAAAAGATTAGGTTTAGTTTTTAGTAATATAAAACTTCCTGAAGAATTAGAAAATGAAATAGTTGCTATTAATTTTTACTATGCTAAAAGAAGTAACGAGAATAGATTAGTATTTGGTCAAAGTTTATTATTAAATGATGTATTGTTAGTTAAAGTTAGTGACAATCTACCTTTTCAAGATGGTTCAGGTCAATGGTCTAACGATACTGTTTATAGTTTAGGAACTACATTAGTTGTAGCTGATTTTGGTAGTACTGGTACAACTTCAGGAGGGTCTCCTCTTGCTAAAAGACTTATACTTTCTGAAGATAGATTTAAAGCAGCACCTTTTGATGCTATATCTCAATTAACAAACCCTTCTTCAATTTCATATTTAAAACCTATAAAAACTTTAAAGATGAAATTACTTAATTATAATAGTAGTGGAAGTCTTTGGTCTAATACTGGAAATTTAAATTATGTAGTTAAAGCTTATTGGGATATAGATGATGCTAATGCTGAAATTATGCATTCAACTAATCCTAGTATAGCTTTAAGAAGAACAAAACCTTGTTTAACAATAGAAAACATACCTAACAATGCTCTTACTGGAGGTGTACCTTTAGCTGATTTTACATTAAAAACTAATCATTATAAAAGTGATAAACATATAATTCTTGAAACTGAAAATATATTAAAAACATCTGAGTTATATCCTAATGGAGTAGTAACTTATACTTTTAGTGCTGCCCACCCTGGTTTTGAAACTTCTGGTTCTCCTGGTACAGAAAGTAATGAGTATAACGAATTAGTTGTATGTAACTTATATAATTATAAAACAGATGTTTATAATTCATTTGATTTTCAAGAATTAGCTTTTACTAATAATAGTTTTGCTCTTACTTCTGATGCTTTTGACGGAACAGGTCAATCTACATCTGTAGTTTATGGTGGAGATACTTTTGTTGGTTGGAGTGGTTATAGAGGTACAAGTGATATTGTTCCTGCTCTTAATTTTGCAACAACTGGTAATACAGCAGGTGAATGGAGAATATTACATAAATACTTAGCTGAAACTATTAACAATGTAAACTATAGACATGAAGGTCCTAATCAATATGATATATATTATCCTAAAACAGGCATACAACCAGTATTAGACGTACCTCTTTTACCTAATGGATTTGGTAATTATTATGGTTACAATACTGATTACACTTCTGTTAATGATTTAAAACAACCTAATATTCATTCTAAAAATTTTATACCTAGTGTTGACTCTTTTCCTACTAGAATAGCAAGGTCAAGTAAAGATAATCCTGAAGGTATTGTTGATAACTATAGAACATTTTTAGCTAACGAATATACTGATATTGAAAAATCAAAAGGTGAAATAGTAAATATTACAAATTATAATAATAGATTAATAATACATCATGAAAATAGTATTAAAGCTACAGCTACAAGAGATAGGATTAAAACTGATGAAAGTGAAGCATTTGTTGGAGCAGGCGATTTGTTTGATTATCCTCCAAAAGATTTAATTCTTACTGATAGTGGGTATGGAGGATTACATCACCAATTTGCTAGTGTTCTTACTCAATACGGTATATTCTATCCAGACGTTAATACTAATAAAATTATATTATTAGCTGATGGATTAAAAATTATATCTGATGAAGGTTTGTCTATATTTTTTATGAGAAATATAAAATTAAATTTTGAAAACTTTTATAGAAATTTAATATTTAATCTTTGTCCTACTTGGACAGCAGGTACTTATGTAACAGGACAAGTTCGTAAATATAATAATGCTTTATGGAATTGTTTAAATACAACAACTGATGTCCCTACTTTTACAAGTACTAATTGGGAAATACTATATAGTTATGATAATTTTAAATTTAAAGGTAAAGATTCTATATATTATGGATACATAGCTGGATTTGATAATTATTATAAAAGATATTTACTTACTAAAAAAGATTTAACTGTAACTGATACTTTTATAGACCAATTTAAAGGTCAATATGATAAAGAAGAAATTGACAACAATTGGTCAATAGGAAATCTTTTTATATATGAAAATCAACTATACAGAATAACTTCTACTTTATTACCTGATGGTATAGATTTAGGTGGAGGTCATTATGCAGTAGGTGTATACTTTAACGATAAAACTTATTTTGTTCAAGAAAGATATACAATAGGATATTATCCTGATTTTAAAGGTTGGGCTAGTTATTATAATTTTTATCCTGATAATTATGTAAATAATAATACTCAATTTTTTTGGACTAAAGAAAATGTTATGTTTGAACATAATAAAGATGTATTGCTTATTCCTAATAACAATGGGCCCGTACCTTCAATTATTGAACCTGTATTTAATAATAATGAACCAGCTAGATTGATATCTAGTCAATGGAAGACTAAAGCTTTAGATACTAGTAACAATGAAGAAGTACTTACTACATTTGATACTGCTCAAGCTTATAACTCTTATCAACTATCTAAAGAAAATACAATTGTAAATACTGATAATAGTAGAAACTTAGAAGGATATTGGTCACATAATGAATTTAGAGATAATACTGCTGATAATAATTTAAAAGTAGTTGACAATGATTTATGGTATAGACCTTTTACTAATAACTTAAATCTTAATAAACATTGGACTAAGATTAAAAAATTAGTAGATTTTTGGTTTGGAGTTAGATTTAAATATTTTACTCATACAGAAGAAGAAGATTTATTAGGTGGTACAAGTGGATTATCGTCACCATCTGATTATGCTACTTATATTACTGCTGATTTAAATACTCCTGTACCTATTAGTGCAGGTGATATATTAAAATTAACTACAAGTACTTTTTCTATATATGTTAAAGTTATATCTTACAATTCAGGTGTAAATTATTTTATTAAATTATATGAACCTATTGTATTTGGTGGTAATTTTGAATTAACTGAAATAAGTAGAATTAATAAAAAACCTAAACTGTATTTACTTGATGTAACTAAATTAGTAATTAAAAATATACGATAACAATTAAAAATAAAAATTATGATGCTTAATATTAAAAAATCTGAATCTAGATATAGTGTTCCTCAATTAGTAGCTGAATTATTAGAATCAGTAACTATTATACATAAATTTCATTTAGTATCTAAATCTTATTCTGAGCATAAAGCTTTAGGAGGATTTTATGAAGAGATAGCAGGTTTTGCAGATTCTTTATTTGAAACATTTGCTTGGAGAAATAACTCAATAGAAATACCTCGTCCTACTTTAACGGATGTTAATGCAATAAGTTATTTAGAAAAATTAGCTAACTTTGTAGAAAATGCTAGAATGGTTACAACTTTTTCTGATTTACAAAATCAAATGGATGAAGTTAAAACATTGATTTACGGCACGTTGTACAAACTTAAGAACTTAAAATAAATGAAACAAAGAACGTTATCTAAATATTCTGATGGAGGAAATGTTCCTAAAAAACCTAAGTATTCTTTAAAAATGAATACTGAAAGAATAGCTAGTGACAACACTTCTTCATATACTAAACCTTACAAAACAGTTAACGAAAGACCTATTGAACCTATGAGTTTTTTTGACCCAACAGGTGTAAGTAATTATCCAGAGTTAATGCAAGCTTATAATGAAGGAAGATATAAAGATTTACCCATTGAATTATTAGGTTCTTTACCTATGATTGGTAAATTTGGTAAAGTTATGAGTACACTTAAAACAAAACGTAATGTACCTATTGGTAGATTTTTACCATTAATAGATGATGCTAATGAAATTATTAAATATCAAGATGGAGGTCAAATTATGAAACAAAAAACATTACCCGAATATAAAAAAGGTGGAATGATTAAAAGAGCTGATGGTTCTTATTCTAAACGTGGACTTTGGGACAACGTAAGGGCTAATGCTGGTTCTGGTAAAAAGCCTACCAAAGAAATGTTAAAACAAGAACGTAAGATTAAAGCTAAAATGGAAGAAGGAGGTGTCATAGACAATCCAGGATTCAATGCTTTACCTAAAGAAGTTCAAGAAAATATTATAGCTAATATGGCTATGGGAGGTTATATTTATAGTGAAGGAGGTAATATACATATTAAACCTGAAAACAAAGGTAAATTTACTTCATGGGCAGAATCTCATGGTATGGGAGTACAAGAAGCAGCTAGTCACGTAATGGCTAATAAAGAAGATTATTCTTCTACTATTGTTAAACGTGCAAACTTTGCTAAAAATGCTTCTAAGTGGAAACATCAAGATGGAGGAACAATTAATCGTTCTTTAAATCAATATTCTCAAGGTGGAAATATGACTGGACCTATTCAATTAGGTGCTATGGTTGGTGAACTAGCATTAGGTGCTATTCCTGATAATCAAGTAACTGATACTGAAGGTAATGCTGTTGGTACATACCAAAGTACAGGAAAATCTATTGGTCAAGGTGCTTTAAAAGGAGCAGCTGCTGGTTCTATGTTTGGTCCTGTAGGTACTGTTGTTGGTGGTCTTGCTGGTGGAGCAATGGGATATTTTCAAGGTAAAGAGGAAGAAAATGAAGTAAAGAAAATGCAAGCTGATGCTAATAACATTATCATGTCTAAAAGAAGAATTGGAGGACCTAATTCTCCAATAACTACTATGCCTACTAATGTTAATAATATGTATCCTTATGGCGGTACTATAAATGATGACCAACCTGGTGCTATTGCTGAATTAGAATTGCAAGAACAAATGCAATTACCTAATGGTACTGTAATGGGAGTTGATGGTCCAAGTCACGAACAAGGTGGTATTGAAGTTAATGTACCTGAAGGAACTAGAGTATTTAGCGATAGATTAAAAAATGGTAAAAGAACTTTTGCTCAAGACGCTAAATCAATTAATAGTAAAATAGCTAAATTAGATAAAAAACCTGATAGTCAAGCTAAGTCTAATACTGAAATGTTATTTAATAAACAATTAGATAATTTATTTAATACTCAAGAAGAAATGAAAATAGTTAAAGAACAAAAAAGAATGTTTAGTAAAGGAGGAACAATACCTCCTGCACATAATGGTATGTACCCTGCACATAATGTTAGAATTATGAGGCATGGTGGATTAATGCATTATGATGGTGAAAACGGTAATGGTGTAATTTTTAGCGACCCTGCTGTAGTTATTACAGACCCTTTAGCTCAATATAAATGGGGAATGGAAAACAAAAATTCTAATCTGTTTCCTTCACAACCTAATCAAGTTGTTGCTGATAATTATGGAGTTCAAAGACCTTCTGTAACAAAAGGTACTCAATCTTTTAGACAAAGTGAACCAAATAATACAAATTCTAATTATTTTACTCCTCAAAACATGGGTTATGTTAGTCAAGGTTTAACTAACTTAATACAAAATCAACAAATTAATAAAGTTAAAGCTCCTAGAAGTATTGCACCTGTAACTTTTAGTGCAGGTAGAAGTCCTGAGTATGTTGACTATTCTGCTGAAAGAGCTGCTATTGATGCTGAAATTGCCGCTGCAAGAAGAGGTTTAAATTTAGGAAGTGGTAGTTATTCTACTCAAGCTGCTAACTTACAAAAGATTAGAAATCAACAAATGATGGGTAAAGGTCGTTCTTTCCAAACTCAAGAAAACGCTAATAAACAATTAAACAATGCTTATAGTGGAGCACAAGCTGCTGCTTATAATCAAGGTGTAAGTTCTAATTTAGGTATTGACCAATATAATTTAGAAAATAGACAAAATTATGAATTATGGAAAGCTGGCAATAGAATGAAATCTACTGGTGCTATGGGAGATAACATGACTAACATGTTCAATAATCAAATAGCTAAAGAAAATCAACTAGCTTATTATGAAATGATGAGTAGAATGTATGAAGATAAAATACGTAAAGATATAGCTGTTAAAAAATATGGCGGTACTATTAAAAAACGCTCTCTAAAAAAATAAAATTAAAAAAAGTCCAAGTAATAATTTGGACTTTTTTTATTTAAAATATATCTATCTTTGTAGTTCAGTATTAAAAATAAAACTACAAATGGCTATAAATTGGAATCAGGCGGAATATGTCGCACCAAAACTACAAATTGTTCCAGAACAACTACCTGTTGAAGCAGGTGTTAAAGTAGGAGCAGTGCTTCAAGACAGATTTGACAAATCATACGAAAATTTAACTAAGTCAGAAGAAGCTCTTCGTCAAATGGCATTGAATGCTAATGAAGTTGACAGACCTGAAGTTGAAAGAATATACAATCAATATTCAGAACAATTAAAAGGTATTGATAAAACAGATTTACATAATGCTAGATGGAAAACTTTAAAGTTAGCTACTGAAGCTGCTAATAATTATATGTCTGTTGCTCAACGCAATAAAGAAATTAAAGCACAAGAAGAAATGATTTCTAAAGACCCTAGATATGCTTTAAAACGTGAAGAAGCTTTACAAGATTTTAGAAAAGGTTTATCTTCTGTTGGATGGGATGCAGACAAAAGAACATTTTCTAATTTAAATATATCTCCATATAGTGCTGCTGCTGACGTAGATAAAGTTAAATACTATACTACTTATGGTAAGTTAATGGAACCTATTGTAAAATCTATTAAAAATAAAACAGTTGTACCTGTTGATGAAAATGGTAACGAAACTACTTTAGAAAAAGCTCCTTATTTTAAAACTATTAACACTCAAGGTCAAGTTTCAATACTACCTGCTTCTCAATTATTTAGAACATTAAAAGATGTAGGGATGTCTGACGATAATGTTAGAGCTGAATTAGAAAGAGATGCTAGACGTACAGGTAAAACTGTTGACCAATTATTTGAAGAAGAACACGTTCCTGCATTAAAAGCTGTATCTAAATTACTTGCTCAAAGCAAAACTCAAACTGTTGACCAAGAAGATATAAAAGTTAATAAAAACTATGGTGCTAGTACTGCTGGAGGAGTAAAATCTTACCAAACTTTAGATAATACTTTTAATTTACCTATGATACCTTCTCAAAATAAAGTAGAAATAGATGAAAGTTATGGAAATTTACAAAAAAGTTTATCGAAATTAGAATTTGATGAAAACGGAAATCAAATAGAAAAACCTTTAACTGATGATGTAAAATCAGCAATAAAGAATATGCCACCTTGGCTTAATATACCTAAAGTAGATTTAGAAAAAATGATACCTGGAGGTAAACTTACTGACTTTGTTCCTCCTAAAATGTACGAATATCTTAAAGGTAAAAATCTTACAGATAGGCAAATAAAAAATGCTTTTGAAAATCATGCAAACAAAATGCATAAATTAGTTAATACAGATTATACTTTTTTAAATAAGTCTGACCAATCTCAAGCATTAAATGCTATATTAAGTGCTACTTCTGGAGGAGAATTTGTTGATGAAAACGGAGAAACAATAAGTAAAGTTGAAGGCTTAGAAAAAGGAAATATTAAATTTAATCCTTCTTTAAGTAAATTTTATATTGTAAAAGATAACAAACAATATTATCCTAAAATTGAGTTACCTACTGTAATTACAGCTTTAGAGCAAGCTAAAGAATTAGTTGATGATTTTACTAATTTAAATTCTAAAACTAATATTGTTAATATGGGAGATAGAATATTTACAATAACTAAAAGTGATATTAGACCTGATGGAACTTATACTGGTACAATAGGAGAAGTTCAAGAAGTTGGTGGTGAACAAGGCAGTAAGAAATATAAACAAATTACTAAACCTACTATTTATGATACAAAACAAGGAGGTACTGATTTATTACCTACACCAGTTAAAGCAATAATTTTAAATTTATTAAAAGAATCAACTAACCAATTAGGAGTAATAGGAGTACAATAATTATGGCAGAAATAGATGAAAATTTAATATTAGGTTTAGATGATAATACAGATGACCCTATTGATTATAAAGGTTCAACAAAATTAAAAAAAGTAATGAAACTTCAAGCTGAACAGGATATGATGAATACTGTTAGAAGAGGTTTATTAAATACTCCTGTTGCAGAAAGTGTTTCTAATTTAGCACCAATAGATTCTTATTGGGAAGAAGGAGAAACTTTATATGATTTAAAAAGAGGACAATCTAATTATCTTGCTGAACAACAAGGAAGTCTTATAAAAATAGCTAATAGTTTAGGTCAAGGTGTAGGTACTTTTGGTACAACAATAGCTTCAACATTAGCTACATTAGGTAGTGCAGGTATAGCTGCTGGTGGTCAAATAGGTGATTTAGTTACTGGTCAAGATAATGTTGATTTTTTAGATTTTACTTTAAACAATCCTGTTACACAAGCTATTAGTGAATTAGATAAACATATTAAAGAAGAACTACTTCCTACTTATTATACTGATGAGCAAAAAAATAGTCTGTTATCTGCTTCTACTCTTACTGAAGGTGTTAACGGTGTTGGGTTTTTATTATCAAATATTGTTCCTAATGCTTTAATTACTAAAGCTTTTGGTAGTTTAGCTAAAACTATTGCTATGGCTAAAGTTGGTAAATTAACTCCTGCTTTAGAAACAGCAATTATGTCTGGTAAGATTACTTCTCAAGAAGCAGCTAAGATAGGAAGTTTTGTAAAACCTTTGTTAAAAACAGGTGAAATAACTGGTGCTTTAGTAGGTAGAGTCGGAGAATCTGCTATGGAAGCTTACGGTACTTACGAACAGTTAATTAATGAAGGTACTGACGAAGAAACTGCTAAAAAAATGAGAGATAACGTATTTATGGGTAATATGTTATTAGCTACAAGTGATTTTCTTCAAGCTACACGTTGGTTAAATAAAGGAGGTATTGCTGATGATATTATAAAAGTAGGTTCTAAAGCTGCAATTAAACCTTCTACTTTTAAAGATAAATTAGGAAGTTTATTATATGAAGGTGTTACTGAAGCAGGTGAAGAAGGTTTTCAGTTCCTTTTACAAAAAGGTGCAGAAAAAGCAGCTAAGTCAGGTAATTTTGCTTCAGAAGTTATAGGTTCAACTGAAGAATTATTCAATACAGTTGAAGGACAAAAGTCAATGTTGTTAGGTGCAGTTCTCGGTGCTGGTGCATCTACTGCATTTGCTGCAATGAATAAGTCAGAAAAAAATAAATTTCTAAATGAAACTGTAGCTCAAATAAATGCTAATCCTACAATTAAAGATAGATACATAATTAATTCTGAAGGACAAAGAATTATAAATCCTGAATTTGAAAAAAGTTCAGAAGAATTTGTTCGTTTTGAAAATATAAAAGAGCAAGCTAAAGCTGAAAATGATATGGAAACATATAAATTAGCTGAAGATTTACAATTTGCTAATTTAGTTGCTTCTAGAAAAAGAGCTGATTTATTTGATGATTTTGTTATAGAATTAGAAGCTTTAGGTAAAGCTAACCCTTCTGAAATAAAAGCCATGTTTGGAGAAATGCCAAAAGATGAATTTGGTGATGAAATAAGCCCTTCTCAATTATCAAGAGAGTATATTACTAAAGCTAAAAATATTTCTAAAATGATTGATGGTATAGATTCAGTACCTCAATTTAACAATTTATCTTTAGAAGGAAAAAACGTAATAGCTAAAACTTTATTAACTCAAGATGCTTTATTAAAGTCATATAAAGATTTACAAATAAAAGTAGATGCTATGGCTTTATCTGAAAATCCTTTAGATTTAGCTAAAGCTACCGATTTAAGAAACAAAGCAGAAAGTATTGAAAAAGAATACAAAGCTAATACTGATTTATTAAATTCTTTTTTAGCTTCACCAGCTAAAGTTGAAAAAGTTGTTGAGCAAAACGTAGAACAAGAACTTAAACAACAAGAAAATTTTGTTGAAAAACAAGTAAAGGATTTTAATAATAATAAATTAAAAGTTTCTGAACTTGAATCTCAATTAGAAAGTTTAACTAGAAATGAAGAAACTGCTGAAAGTAATTATGAAATATTATTACCTAATGGAGATAGAGTTGATATATTAAAAGCTGAAGATAATAGTACTGTTTTTATAGATAAAGATGGTAATGATGTAACTGAAAATTTTTATAATAAAAATCCTAATGCCAAGATAGTTGAAAAAGGTACTTTAGAATTACTTAAATTAAAAGTTACTGATGTAGATTTAGATGATTCTCAAGAAGCTCCTGAAGGAACTGTTAGAGATGAATTTAAATTTAAAAAACCTACTTTGTTTTCTAGTTCTGGCAGAAGTTCTTTAGGTAAAGATGAATTTAATGATTTAGGAGATAGAAGAGATTTAAATATTAATCCTTCACGTAAATTATATTTTGACACTTTAGCTGAATTATCTAATTCTGATGTACCTTTATCTTTAAAATTAGAAGTAGCTCCTCAAACATTTGAAGGAATTACTTATCCTACTACTATAAGAGGAGTGACTTATAAAACTCCACCTATTATAGCAGTATTATATAAAAACGGTAAAGTTGTAGAAAAAGATGGTGTTCGTGCATATACTGTATTAAACGAAGCTAATAATGCTAATGTTAAAGCAAACGAACAAGAAAAACTTGACTATAATAAGTTTATAGATAATGTAAAAGATAGAGAAGAACAAGGTTTAGAAAGTTATGTTACTGTTGAAAGTATATCTCCTGGATTTTTAAATCTTAAAAAGGATTTAATGGAAGAACCATTATCTACTTTAAAAGATATACCTGCTGTTACTGCTGGAGGTTATAAGTTAGCTGTATCTAGGATTGACCTTGTAACTGGAATACCTGTTATAGAACATAATGGTCAAAAAGTAAATGTTAAATGGAGTGGTAGACCTTATATAGCTATACTTACTGGTACTAATAATGGTAAATCTCAATATGTATATCATGAATTACAAACTCGTAATCTTAGTGCTTTTGAAGTAGATAATATTATACTACCTTTAATTAAAGAATATTTAGAAGGTAATAGAGTTAAAAAAATAGCTGGTAAAGAAGTATCTATTTTATCTTACGACCCTAATGTATATTCTGTATTAGATATGTTTTTGTTTTTTGGAAATTCATCTAATAGTAAAACTTCAATGAAGTTTGAAAAACAAGGTGATACTGAAGTTTTATATTTTGCTTCTGGAGAAAACAATACTAAACTATTTGTTACTAAAGATACTTTTGAGGGAAGTATAGACCTTTTAAGAAATGCTTTGTTAGCAAAGAAAAGAACTATAAGTAATAAACATTTAGGTAATTTTCTTGGAGAAAGAAATTTGCCTATTTTAAAAGATGGTAGTTGGTCAATGAGTAAAACTACATATGCTGATTTAATGTTATATGGAATTCCTTCAGCATTTCCTCCAGCAGTTTACCATAACATTTCTACTTTAGATAAAAACAATATATTTTTAAACAAGTATGCTATTTTTAATCCTAAGATAGAAGAAAAACCTAACACTAAAGTTAAAGCTATATTAAAAGCTACACCTAAACCTGTTATTGTTATTCCAACTGAAGAAGAAAAATCTAAAATTATTAATGGAGAAGTTAATGCTTTTCAATTTATTACTTTAACTTCTGAGCAAAAAGATGAATATAGAGAATCAGGTAAAAATATATTACCTGTTCCTGAACATTTAAAGTTTATTAATAAATTATACGGTAACTATCTTATAAAATTTGAAAATGGTGAAATTCAAGGTGATAGAATGAACCTTTTAAGTTTTGTAAAAAGTAATGTAGAAACTATACCTTTTTATCAAGAAGTTTTAGATTTAAGTAAAGGTGGTCCAGTATTTTCTGCACCTGTTGTTGAAGAAAAAATTGTTCAAGCACCAGAAATAGTTCTAGAAACAACTGTAGAAACTGTTGATGAAAAAGCTGATATAGAAAAAAAAATACAAGAAGAATTAAATAAACAAACTCCAATTAAAAATGAAAATATAACTGTAGATTTTGGCGATAATGTATCTGTCAAGTATCAAGTTATTACTTATAAAGATGGTAGTGTAAAAATTTCTACAGGTAACGAAAAATCAAAAAGATATGATAAATTGTCTGAAGAAGCTTTTAAAGATTATGCGAAAATTGATTTTGAATCAAATGCAAAAGGTGTTATAAAAACAGAACTTATAAAAGATGATTATACCGACAAACAATCTCAAGAAACAAAAGCGTCTATTGAAAAAAGTATTAGAAATAAATATACTGTTGCATTAGAAAGTAAACCTGAAACTGTTCAAGCCCCTAGTGCTACTAAAAAACCTAATCCTTTTCAAAAACAAAAACCTTTAACTAGAAAAGTAGATTCTTTACCTTATAAACTAGGAAATATAGAATCAGCTAAAAAATGGACTCAAGCTAAATTAGGTATAACTCCTGAAGTAGCTGAAGGTTTAATTAAATTAGCTGGATTTAAAGGAGATTATTTTGGTTATTTTAAAAATGGAGCAATTACTTTATCTGATGTATTAGAAGAAGGTACTGAATATCATGAAGCTTTTCACTTAGTAAGTCAAATGTATTTAAGTCGTACTGAACGTGATAGTTTATATGATGAAGCTAGAAAAGTATCAGGTAAAGACATGACTGATTTAGAAGCTGAAGAGTATTTAGCTGAAAAGTTTAGAGATTATGTAATGTCTGATGGTAAATTAGCATTTCCTACTAAACAACAATCTTTGTTTGGAAGATTATGGAATTTTATTAAATCTTTTTTAAATTTAAATACTGCTACTGTTAATGAAGTATTTGGTAAATTAAATGACGGTTATTATAACAAAGCTTCTTACATTAATAGATTAGGTAGAGGTAGTAAAGATTTAACTTTATTTAGTACATTTGAAATATCTCCTTCTGAAAACAGAAAGATTGATGAAGCTTTACTTTCTTACTTTAGATTATTTATATCTCAAAAAGGAGTAAACTTTGCTGATTTTGAATTAGCTGATTCTCTTCCTGAATTTAATACTTATGTTAAAGCTGAAATGTCAAAATATAATTCAGCTTTTAATTTGAAACCTGATGAATTTTTAAATACTTTTAAAGAAAAAACATTAACTGATTTAGGTTTTGAATTTGAAGAAGATGAAGAAAATAGCGACAATAATGTAAGAAATAGAGGAGAAAACTACGCTGAAAGTAATAAGTTATCAGGTTTTACTGGTATGTCTAAAAAAATAGATTTTTTACTTAATACTGTTGTAGACCAAACTGCTGATTATAATGAATATGGACATCAACCTTTAATTCCTGCTAGTGAAGTAAAAGCTTACCTTGCTAATTTATTAAGCGATACATTTACTTTTGCAGAAATGATGGATAAATTTAATGAGATTTATGATTCTGAACCTACTACTGAATTTGAAGGTAGAAATTGGGGATTAGTAGGTCAAATAAAAGAAAGCTTAGGCGATATGAATTCTACTGCAAATCAAGTTTTTCTTCATACTCAGTTTTTTGATGCATTAAGTTTAGTTTACCAAACAATGTTAACTCAAATATATTACGGTAATAATAGTAATGTTGTTCTTGATTCAATGAAAGAGTCAATTAAAAATAGAATTAGACAAGTTTGGAGAACAGGTTTAATGTCTACTGATATAGTTGAAACTGTTGATGGACAAAGGTTTATTAGAAATTATTCTGAATTACAAAAGTTACCAGCTAAAGAATTTGCTGAAAAAGTAGGTATGAAGTTTAATGCACCTTTTGATTCTAATCTTGAAAATCTAATTAGTAATTTTAAAGAAGCAATAGGAATATTACCTAAAAAGATTGTAGTAATTGATGGTCAAACTTTAAGTGTAACTACTCCTTTTTGGTATGAATCTTCTTTAGAAGAAGCTATATCTGTTAGAGATAAATCTAGTAAGCAAGCTGTAGCTAAATGGAGAAATGCTTTAAATAATTTAATTGAAGCAGATATTGAAACTACAAATTCTATTACTGAAAATCAATCTAGAAATACTGAAAACGAAACTGTTTATGCTTTTGCTAAACCTTCATTTTTATTTCAAAAATTAGCTGCAATTAAAAAAGGATTAGCTAAAACTATAACTACTCAAAACTCTAAGTTATGGGATGCTATTGCTCAAGGAAAAGTTAATGTAACTTTAGTTGATGGTCAAAAGTTTAATGAAATAGGAAGTGAAGGTCAACATATATCTACTCTTACTGAAGAAGAATTATTAATGCATAAAATAATAGGATTGTATGGAGATAAAAATAAATATCCTACAGTTCAATTTATGCAGATGGCTGATAAGAAATCAGTATATGGTTTGACTATAAATGATAAAAATTTAATTGTTAAACCAGATGAAGTTACAATTAATGATGATTATCTTGAAGTACCTGATTCACTTATAAATAGATTATTTGATATATATTTAAACTACAAAGAGTTTGATAACGTATTTGAAGAAAAAGGAATTAATAAGAAGTTTAAAGTAACTAAAGCTGCTTCTATATTTGATGAATTAGGTGATTTCTCAACTAAAGAAGAATTTTCTAATGCTATCAAGAAAGAATTATATAAAGCATATCTTGATGCAATGGAGTTAACTAGAAATTATGTTGGTACAGATAAAACTGGAAAAGATTATACTGTATTAGGTAATTTAGTAAATGATAGTATAACTATAAATAAAATTGTTGGAGCATTAGTTTCTACTGAGTTTGTTACTAATTTAGAACAAATGAATATCTTTTTTGGTAATCCAGCATTTTATAAAGATTTATTTAAACGTACTCCTGCTATTCGTGCTAATGGTCGTATTCCTTCTATTGATTCTAATGTTAATGATTTTATTGTAGATAGCAGAAAACAATTTTACGGAGAATATGAAAAGAATTTACCTACTGATTCTACTTTATTTAAAGGATTAGTATTTTCTGATGTAGAAGTTGAGTCTAAATACAATGCAGATTATGTAAAATCTTTAGATGTTACTGGTTATGATAAAGTTAATGCTACTGATGCACAAGGTTTTTCTACATTTCAATTCTATCGTGAATACATGATTAGAACTGGTCAATGGAATGCAAAATTAGAAAAACAATTTATAGCTGAAATGCAAGGAAATTCTCTTTCTGATTCTGCATGGCCTCCGTTAAAGTTAGTTCATTTTGGACCAGAAGCTAGTTATACTGAAGAATTTATACCTGTATATTATAAGTTTGCTGTTTATCCTTTAGTACCTTCTTTAATTAAAGGTAGAGTTTTAGAGCAAACTAATTTAAAAATGTTAGAATCAGGTTCATCTATTGGTGTATTTGAAAGTGGTAACAAAGTAGGTACTCTTATAAATAAATCTGATTATTATGGAGAAGTAAATGAAAATTCTATTCATACTCTTAATATTCAAGATTTAAAAATTCAAGTAGATATTTCTCCTAAAAAAAATAAATGGGAAGTTTTATTTGGTAGTCAGATTCGTAAATTAATTACTCAAAATGCAGTTAATGCAGGTAAAGAATTTAAAAACGAAGAAGATTATAACGAATTTCTTAAACTTATAAATGATTTAGTTGAAATAGAAAGTGCTAATTTAGCTGAATCTTTAGGTGTATCTTTAGATAGATTAAGAGAAGGGGATTTAGATAGAGATGCTTGGGGTAAATTAATTGATATTTTTAAACAATCAGCTATCGAAAGAGAAGAATCTGATAATGTTATATATGGATTAGATTATCTTAAAAGTCAAGAATTAACTATTGATGCTTTACCAAGTAGAAATAAAATTCAAAATTTAATGAATGCTTTATTAAATAATAGAATTTTAAAACAAAAAATGTTTGGTAGGTCTTATGTACAAACAAGTTCAGTTGGATTTGAATATGCTACTGAAGAATCTTTAAGTAAAGCATTAAGAAATGGTGATATATTAGAAGATAGTGAATTTTATAAATCACATTTTGTAAATAAAAAATTTGATAATACTAAAGCTAGATTAGGTTTTGTTAATAAAGTAGATGATGAAATTTATGTTGCTGAAATATTATTACCTAATTGGTTTAAAGGTAAGTTTAATATTAATACATTAGATAGTAATTTATTAGAATCTTTAGGTTATCGTATTCCTACTCAAGGTCTTAACTCAATGTTATCTTTTAAAGTAGTTGGATTTTTACCTAAAAATACTGATTTGTTAGCAGCAGTTCCTTACGAAATTACTGTACAGTCAGGTGGTGACTTTGACGTGGATAAGTTAAATATGTTTTTATATAACTATATAACTGACATGTCTGAAGAAAAAATCAAAGAATATAATAAAATTAAAAATACAATTACTGATGATGAGATTTTAGATTTATTTATTAAAAATAATGAAAAACCTTTACCTATACCTTTAGGTGGTGATTTAGGACGTAGATTTGAAAAGAAACGTTTACAAAATAAACTTTTAACTTTATTAATTAAACGTCTTAAAGACCCAGAAAGATTTGTTGATTATGTTACTCCTAACTCTGCTGAAAATTTACAAAAACAAGCTCAAGAAATTAATAATGCTCAACAAGAAAAATATAAAGTAACTGTTGATTATAAAGGTATTAAACAATTTTGGACAGGTACTAATGTTAGAGTAGGTAAAAACTTTTGGTCAGCTAAAGCTGGAGTAGGTCAATCTGCTAGTCAATCTGTATTTGCTGCACTTACTCAAATATCTCCTTTAGTTCAAAAAGTTTATAGTAATAGATTATTTGTACCTAAAGGTTATTTAAATTTAAATGAAGATAATAAAATTATTTTAGGTAAAAAGAATAATACTGAAGGCAAATCTATTATAGATTTAATTGGTAATCAACATCTATCTGCAAATGTGGATGCTGCTAAAACTCCATTTATTTTTCAATTAAATGCTAATGGTAAAACTAATGATATTCATTATTATCTTTTAGAAGCAGGAATACCTGATAAATGGGTTAATCGTTTTATGACTCAACCTATTATATTAGAGTTTATTAAGAAAACTGCTGAAAATAAAGGTTTAGTTTCTAAATATAGAAGAGTTAATTTAGCTGAAAACAAAACTAAAAATGATATAATTCTTGAAGTTAGAAAAATGTTTGGAGGAGAAGGTGTTGATTCTGAATATTTAAAAGCTAATGTAGATTTTAATGGTAAAAGAATACCTACTGCAAATCCTGAAGGTAGAATTTACGATGAAGAACAATTATTAAGTTTTATTAAAAAACCTATAAACTCTTCACAATTAAATATACTTGATGATTATTTGTTTTATACTGAATATGCTATGGATTTACGTAAAGCAATTAATTCTTTAAAATTTGATACTCAAGGTGCTGGTAAAAACTTACCTGAAAGTATGATTTACGACTATAACTATAAAAAACTAAATGATAATATTTTTGATGGAATTTATACTTTAGTTGACAAAACTATTATACGTCCTTTTAAAGTAAATGTATTAGATACAGCTATTGCTTTGTACAAACCTTCAGTTGCTGTACATAAAATATTTAATTCAGATATAGCTTTAAAATCATTAATGAACATTCTTGATAAGAATTCTCAATTAAAATCTGAATCTTTATATAAAATCTATGGAATGTTAACTAACATTATTATTCAAAATAATTTACAAAACAAAAAAGAATGGTTTGATAATAATGTATACGGTGATAATAGTGTAAGTAAACAAATATCTAAATTAATTAAGTCTGATGAAATGAAAGGTAATTATCTTTTTGATAATATGCTAATTGTAGATTTTGCTCAAACTCAAGGTAAACCTGATATTGTTAGATTTGATAATACTATTAGAATTGATAATAATTTAGATAAAGTTATTAACGAAAGCTTTAGAGATTTTAAATTTAAACACCCAGCTTTGTATACAGATTTAATTAAATTATCTTTGTTTCAAACAGGAGTAATAGAATCTCCAGTATCTTTTTACAAATATATACCTGTTGAGGATTTTGTAGAAGTTGTTGGAAATCTAACTAAAAACTCTTTAGTAGAATATCCAGATATGATAGAAAAAGTAATTCAAAATTTACCTACATTAAAAGGTCTTGCTAATAAGATATCTTATAGTAAAATACTTGAAGGTAGAATAGGATTACCTGATTATCTTGAAATTCAATATAATAATAATCCTGAATCTTACATTACTAAATTTGATTTTAAATTAAACGAATTAGGTTTATATAAATTAAATAGTATAAACGAAGAGTCATTATCTTATTACAGAATACCTATTACTGGAGCTTCTAATTTATATAATGGTATTATAGGTGATGATGTTGATGTTAAAGCTAAATTTGATAATGATGAAGAAACTGATACTCAAGAAGAAACTGAACGTCCTACTTCTAAATCATCAACTTCAACTTTTCCAGTTAAACCAGGAGTAGAAGAACTATTTAATACTAATCCTGAATTAGCTAATATAGGTACACAAGAAGAATATTCTCAATATTTAGATTCTGTATTTCCTAATAGTCAAGTAAAAGATATTGTTTATCATGGTAGTCCTAATAAATTTGATAAATTTAAAATTGGTGATATAGGATATCATTTTGGGACTAAACAAGCTGCTAAAGACAGAATAGAAAACGTTGAAAATCCTATTATTTACAATGTAATCTTAAATATTAATAATATTGCTAAAATTTCTGATACAGGTACACATAAACCAGATTATATTGCCGAAGAACTTTATAATAAAGGATTGTTTAAAAAATATCCTGATTTAAAATATGATATAATGGATAGTCAAATTGTTCATGAGGATAAAATAGGATATGATTTAATTAGAGAAAACTTAGAAGTTGATGGATTAATGTATATTAATGAGTATGAAGACAAAGGTTCAGAATCATTTATTGTATTTGAACCAGAACAAATTCACATATTAGGAAATAAACAAGATATAGAAGGATTTAAAAAGTTTACAGAAAAACCTGATACTCAAGAAGAAAGTGATAATATGGAAAATTTAAAATTTTTACCGAATAAAAATGAAAAAATTAACATTTATGCTGGAAGTAACGAAAATGCTGATTTAAGTAATTTTGCTATTAGACCTTTTACAATTAATGTAGAAACTTCTTCTGGTAATAAACAGTATACTTTTCAATCTGTAGAACAAGGATTTCATTTTCATAAAGCAGTAATAGCTAATAATTCGCAAATAGCAGCACAAATTTTAAAAACTACTAATGGAGGAACATTAAGAAATTTAACAAATAGAAATAATCTTAAACTAACTCCTGAACAAGTTAAAGAATGGGATAATACTTCTAAATCAATAATGTTGAATTTAATGTACGATTCTTATATTCAAAATCCTCAAGCTGCTCAAAAATTATTAACTACTGGAAATGCTATTATAACTCATACCCAAGATAATACAAGATGGAAAACAGATTTTCCTCAAGTTGTCATGACTGTAAGAGATATGTTAAGAGAAGAATCTCAAAATTTAAAATCTCAATTAACTTGGGATTCTTTATCAGAAGATGATAAATTTGGTATAGAAAGAGCTGGAATATCTCCAGAAGAATTTGAAGACATGACTGAAAAACAAAAAGATATGGCAATTGAATGTTATGGTTCTAAAAAAATAAATAATTATGGGAAATTATAGATGTATAAGACCTACTTTTCCTAAAGTAGAAGCATTAAGTAAAAAATTAGGGTATTCTTCTGCAGCAACTGCTATTAAAATAGAAGATTGGCAAGATGCTAATAATAAAGGTTATAGTGTTATTCCTACTATGTTTGATATGGGAATGATATCTTTACCTTGGGGAAAAAATATAGAACTTTATAAAAGTTTTAAATTATTAACTAATCAAGGTGAACGTAAACTTTTTACTAAAGAAACAGCTACTAAATTCGCTGATAGTTTAAATGAAAAAGGTTATGATTATGCTGCTGAACCTGTTAAGATGAGCATTGATGGTAGCAAATGGTCTGTAAATTTAGCTAAAAAGTTATGGACTAGTAGAGATGGTGATTCTAATCAAATGTCTTTGTTTCAAGAAGAAGAAGGCATAGATTATAATAGTAAAATATTAGACTTTTTAGGTGTTCCTTTTACTAATTCAACTGATGTGTTAGATAAAATTGCTAACAGTGATAGTGGTATGAGTGGTATTGCTAAAAAATTACTAAAATTAGATTTAAATATACCTATTGAAGTAATTAGCGTACCTTATTTTACTAAAGACAATGTACCTGATTCTAAATTTACAAAAGATTTAGATGATGATTTTAAAGGAAGTGCTTTTTTTGACCCTGATGAAAATAAAATATATGTAGCTGCTGGAACAAAACGTAGTCCTATTTCTTTAATGTTACATGAAATATTACATGGTTATACTGCTAATTTTATTAAAAACAATCCTAATAATGAAAATGTAAAAAATCTAAATAGATTATGGTTACATTTAAAAAATAACAAAGATAATATTACTAAACAATATTCTATTTTTGATGTGGATGAAGTTTTAACTCATGTTTTTACTGACTCTATTTTTATTAATGATTTAAAAAACTTACCTGCAACTAGAAGTTCTTTTAAAAATTTATGGGAAGAAATACTTCAAATATTTAAAAATATTTTTAAAATAAAAGATGTTAGTTTATTTGATGAAATATTTGCTGTAAGTAGTAATATAGTAGAAGAAAGTATGATAGCTGATAAATCATATTCTTCTGGTAAAGTTTCATTTCAACAAGAATCAGAAAGTCAAGCTACTATATATAATGATTTATTAAAAAATAATATTACTTTATCAGCAGATAATAAAACGTATATAGTTAATGGCGAATCAGGTTTTTCTAGAATTAGTACTTTAATTCAAAAGAATAGAAATTTAAATAATTTAACTGATACTACTGCTCAAACATTAGGTGATGTATTTCATGCTATTGCTGCTAATAGAATAGCTAGTTCTTTTCCTGAATATAATAAACATTTTAACGGAATACCTTTAGAAGGAGTTAGTGAAGGTACAGTAATAAATGTTCATGCTATTATTGACCCTATTATTAATAAAGCTAAAGAAGAAGGTAGCGTTTTAGTTACTGAATTACCTATTGCTTCTATAAAGAAAAAGAAAGCAGGTACTATAGATTTATTAGAGATAACTAAAGATAAAGGTTTAAAGATGTTAGATTACAAAACTTCAATGCGTAGTAAAAATCCAACTACTAAGTATAAAAAGTTTAGAGGTAATTCTGAACAACAAGAACATTATAAAGAAATGATAGAAGAAACTTTGCAAGAGAAAAAAAAGAAAGTAGACTTTCAAGAATTACTTTATGTCAAAGCTTCTACTAAAAATGGTATATCTTATACTGTTTCTGAAAGACTTCCTGTATTAGCTCAAACTTCTAAAAATAAAAAGATTAACACTATGTTAAGTTCTTTATTTAAACAAGTAGAAAAATTAGTAAGTACTAGAAATAAAAATAATTCTGATAAAATAGATAGACTGATAGCTGCTAAAACTTCTTTAATGAGTAAACTTCAACAAGATATATCAAATGAAGAAATTTTAAGAAATGCTTTTTCTGATTTAGCTGCTATAGAAAGTGCTTTATCTTTAAGTGATGATATTGATGCAAACTATCGTGATTTTAAAAATGATTTAATAACATATTCAGAATTAAATAAATATATCAAAACTGATAATAGTAAAGATGAAGCTATGATTAAAGAAATAGTTGGTAGAGCTTCATTATTATATCAAGAATTAAACGATAAAGTTCAGAATAAACTTGTTCAAAATGTTTTTCAAGATTTAAGTTTTAAAGGAAGTCCTATTGAAACTGAAGATGATGTGTTAAAGCCTATTAAAGACACTAATGTTTTTCAAGGTTTTGCTTTAGGTGCATCTTATTCTGAAGTTCCTATTATAGCTTCTATGTATAGACAAGTGCAAGAAAGATTGGCAATAGGTAGAAATAAAGCTAGAACTTTAGGAAGTAAATTACAAAAATTAGTTAGCGATTTACAAACTTTTACTGGTAAAACTGGTGAAGATATGTACAGTATGTTTTTACAAACAGTTAAAGGTAAAAAAACAGGATATTTAATTCGTGAGTTTAAAGGTGAATTTTATATTGAAGCTAAAGAAGCTATTTCAAAAGGAGATGTTTCTTGGTTTTCTGAAAATGCTACTTTTGATAATGAAAAATATTTACTAGCTAAATCTAGACAACAAGAAATGTTAGAAAATTCTACATCAGAAGTTGCTCGTAAATTAGCTTATATAAAATCATCTGAAAAATATGCAGATTTAACTAATGAAAAACAACAAGAATTAGCTGAAAAATTTGTTAAAGAAGATAATGTCAAATATTTACAAGAATGGGTTAAAGACAATAAAACAATAACTAAATTTTACAAACCTAAACTTAAATGGAGAGATTCTAAATGGGTAGATATTAAAGAAGGTAAATATAAAGGTACAGTTGTAGAAGAATTCTATGATTTGTATACTTATGTTATGGAAGAAATTGAAGATGGAGGTTTACCTTTTGATATATCTGAAAACTTTATACCTGAATTTAAAAAAGATTTACTAAGTAAAGTTATTAATAACGGAATAGGCAGTTTAAAATTAGGAGAATCTTTAATTGATAGTATAACTATTAATTTTGATGAAGCTGAAGTTAATAAAGTTGACCCTTTTACTAAAGAACTTATTAAGAGTATTCCTGTATTAGGTAAAAGAAAATTTGACCCTAATAATACAAGAGAAAACTTTGTTCAAAAAGATAAATCTTATGATTTAGGTTATAGTCTAGCTGTATTTTATGAATCAGCAGTAAGATATCAAGAACTTAAATCTATAGAAACTACATTAGAAATAGCTAAAAATGTATTACAAGAACAAGAAAAAACAATAACTAATGTTGTTGGAGAAGAAGTTAAAGAAGGTTACGGTAATGTCAAGTTATCTAAAAATCTAGAAAATGAAATTAAAAGATTTGAGAATTTTATTGATACTACTGTATATGGTAAAACTATAGGTAAAGAAACTGGAGTTAAAGTTACAGGTAATGGTATTACTGAAGCGTTAGGTTTAATACCTAAAGGAACAGAAAAAATAATATCTTGGAGTAAATCAAAAGATATTTTACTTAAATATACTGGCTTAAATAATATAGGTTTTAACTTATACTCTCCTGTAACTAACATACTTGGTGGTAAATCAATGCAGTTATTAATGGGAGTTGGAGGAAAATGGTATAGTAGTAAAAATTATGGTTTTGCTTCACTTGTTGTAACTGCTGGACCATTTAGTGAATTAAACGAAGATGTCATTAAAGCTAACAAATTTGTTGAAATGTTAAATGTAGAAATTAATGAATTTGTTAAAGATGAATTTAATAAAATACGTTCTGAAAACAAATTGTTACATAAAATTCCTGGACCATATTCACTTATGCAATGGACTGAAGCACATTTACATAAAGCAGGTTTAATTGCAATGATTAAATCTAACAAACATTCTATTAAATGGGATGATTGGAAACTAGTTAAAGGAGAATTGCAATATACAGGTGAAGAACAAATGAGTGAAGGAGTTAAAGAATCATTTAGACAAAAAGTTCTTCATGTTAATGGTAGAGCTTTAGGTAATATGAATCCTGATGATAAAATTTTATTAAAAAAATGGTTTCTTGGTAGAGCAGTAATGCAACATAGAGGATGGATGCCAGCAATGATTCAATCTCATTTTGGTAAACGTCAATATGATTATCAATTACAAGAATATATTGAAGGTAGATTTGTATCATTAACTAAATTTATTTTTACTAAATCGTTAAATTGGAGTAAATTAGATGATATAGAAAAAGCAAATGTTAAAGAATCTGTTGCTGAATTTAGTATACTAGCTGCTGCTACATTATTATTATCTGCTTTAAAAGGAGATGATGATGATGAAGAAAGACGTAAAAGATTAGCGTATGTTATTAGAGTAACTGATAGATATGTAGCTGAAATGGGATTTTTTACTCCTTTTGAAATAGAAGGTAAAGGTCAAATTCTAATATCACCTGCACCAGCAGTATCTACTGTTCAAAGTGTAGGAAGAATGTTTAATAATTTTGGTACTTTAATTTTTGGTGATGAAGAAAGTTCTGAAAAAGCACGTAAAAAATTAGGAAAATCTGTAACAAGAACTATTCCTATATATTCTCAAGGAGAAAGATTTATAAACGAAGCTTTACAAATTCAAATTGAAAATGAAGATTAATAACTAGAAAAAAAAGAGAGTAGCTTTTACTCTCTTTTTTTAATTATTATTTAATAAAACATGAAGAAACTTTTGTTTAAAAGCTTCTTTTATTTCATTGTTAGTGTAACCTACTACTCTCATTCCAGTTATTAGAGAGTCTAATACTTCATGTACATCATCTTTTTCTAATGTATGAGTATATTCTGATGCATCTGTAAAAAATTTTATTTTTATTAACTTGCTATCCATAGTGTGTATATTATATAAGAAATTATTGCAAAAATACTTATTACAGATAGTATGAAAAATAATATTTCTATCATTAAAAATATATAATCAATAAAATCAATACTATTAGTAATATTAGGCATCATTTTATAAGAACTTACAGCGAATTTAAAAAATAGCAAACATAATAAGATTGCTAATATTATATCTATTACCATATTATTTCAATTAAAGGTCCATAGTGTTTTTTTAAAAACTTATTACATTCTGCAAAACAATCATCAGCATTCCAAGAAGATGCAGAAGGATGACGAATTTGTTGTACAGTAATGTAATCATTTTTAATAAGTTGTGTATATTCTTTAGCTAAATCTCCCATTGATATTATATAAATAGGCCATTCTAAAGTATTAAGTAAGTTTACAAATTCATAATTAAATCGTTTCCAAAATTCATCATGATGAAATTCAGATACAGTTAAATTAGAATTGTAAAGTAAAACTCCTTGTGTAGATAAATACGATAAATCATTGTCATAGTTTAATTTTAAACCATCGTATATTTGATTTTCTATTTCCGAATGTATCTTACTTAAAATATAAGGAGTTATAGAAGAGTTTGCTGAAAAAGCTAATCCATCAGAAATGTTACTAGCGTATGGTTCATCACTCCATACGATAACAACAGTTTTGTTTATATCAGTTTCTTTAAAACATCTAAAAACATTTTGTCTTTCAGGATAAACTTTTTGAATTTTTCTAAGTTTAGCTAAAGTACTTCCTAATTCAGCAAACATGGTTGATGAGGTTATAGATGAGAATTTCTCATTCCATGTATTAAATAAAGGTTTATACATTTCCATTAAAGTATATTAGCTTTACCGTTTATAGATTCTCTAATATACTTAACAGTAATGCTAAAGTCTTTATACTTTTTTTGTATAAGATTTAATATATAATCTTTATTATTTGAGTCTGAAGATACTGTTTCAAATTTAGATTGAGTATTTCCATCTTTTTCTATTGTAAATGAACAATTATATCTCATTTTCTTTAATTTTAAATCCCCACATAAGGTTAATCCACATAAATTGTTTTTCAGCAAAAGTTTTGTTAAACTTAAGTTTTTTTCTTAATAACTCTATACTAAAGTTTTTCCATTCTTTAAATTGTTCTTCAGTAAAAGAATTTTCTTCATACCATTTTTCATTATCTTTAACATCATCTACAGTTTTGTCAAAGTAATATAATTGTTTATTAAGTATTTCTAATACTACTTCATCTTTTTTAGAGGTCATCTATTTTAATATTATTTTGTTTACGATACTCTATTTCATTTTTATAGATAGGTAAGTATGGATTATCAGGTTCACAATAAGTAAGTAAAGCATTTAAATGTCCATCTGTCATATTTTTTAATAAAGTGACTGTAAACTTACCATAATCTTTAGTACCAGGTTTACCGTAACCAAATCTTTTTACATATTCTCTTATTGCCCAATGAGGGTCAGTAGAATACGTATCTAATTCAACATAATCTATTCCATCTCTATGTGCTCTATGAATATAATCTAAACCTCCATCAGTTGTACAACCACCACAACTGCATAATTTGCAATCATGGCGGTATTTACTTTCTATTACATCATTGCAATTTAAACATTGCATTGCATTTCTAACTAAAAAACGTTCCATTCTTTTACTACATTATTATCAACAATTATATTATCTATAACTTTTAACGATTTAAAATTCTTATAAAATTCATCAATAGCTAAAGTTACATCTTTATAATGGTCAATATACTCAATTAAAATAACATTAGCTGTATGGTCTTTAAATATATCTATGCCTTTTAAAACATTTTCTGCATATTTTGCACCTTTCTTAGCTAAACCCTTAATATTATTATGATTTCCTGTAATCATTTGACTCCAAAAAGCATATCTTTCTTGGTCTTCTGTTACAGTTACCCACTCATTTTTTCTCCAGTTGTAATGAGTACCTGTTGTTGCAAGAATATCTGAGTCAATAGCTACAATATGAGAATTAGGAATACATTTATAAGCTGAAACAACATAATCGTCAACTTCAAAATCATTAGCTAAAAATATATTATAGTTGTTTACTAAATAAGATTTAACAAAATTCCACCACTTAGGTTGTTCTAATTTTCTATCTTGTTTGTAAGTTGGATTAAAACTTAATTTATGAGATATAGTGTTAACTCCTTTAATATAACCAACATAATGAGTAAAACCTCCTTTGTTTAAAATATCTCCTATAACATAATTACAAGATTCTATTAGTTGTTCTTCGGTTTTCTCATTGTAAACTAATCTTCCTAATTCATCTCTTTGATATACAGGTTGTCCATCAACTTCATCAATTTGTATTTTGTTACCATGACCAATTGTGTAAGCAATTGAATCACAATCAAGAATAGCTATTTTCATATCTTATTGTATTTGTTATGGTCAATATATTCTTCAAACTTAGTTAATTTATAATCAATTCTTTCTTGAATTTTATCATTATTAAACATTAACTTAAGTATTTCTAATCTAATAATTACATCACCAATTTCATCAATAATTGCTTCATCTGCAACTTTTTCTTGTTTTAATAACTTTTGATTAAGAATTAATCCTAATTCTTGACATTCTTCTGAAGCTTTATGAAGATTATAAAAATATCCATTTCTATCGTGAATAGTTTTAATTATTTCTTGATTTATTTCCATCTATTATTTTCTTTAATTTGTTAACATATTCAGTATCTTCAGCATATATACTACGAAGAAGATTAAAATAACCTTCCTCAGTAGTAATATTATAAGCATTTTGCATTTGCCAAGCTTTATAATCTAAAACACAACTTTCAATATTATCATATTTTGCGTAATTTCCATAATCATAAGGATTATTACAAAATGTAAATCTTTGTGCTGGAACTTTCATTCCAAATATATTGTTGTTTTCTTTACAAAGTTTTGATTTAAAATTGTTAGATTCTAATATTGCTTGAGCATATACTATATGTGAAAATCTAATTTTATGCTTTTCAAAATATAAAGTTTTACATAAATTATTACTATCAGTAATACAATAAACTTCATTTAATTGTTTTGATTCTTTATTGTAATATTGACTTTTCAAGCCTATAAACAAACCTAAAATAAATACTGCTAGTATTATTGTTATATCTCTAATCCACTCTTTCATTTTTTTCTATTTTATCTGTAATACTTACTTCTAATAAACATAAATAATTTATTAAATCTCCAATTTTTTCATCTAATAAATGTTTAGAAGGTAATTGTCCAACGCTTACTTTATCAATAATATCTGTAACAGATACTAAATGTTTTAAAGCCATTCCCCATAAACATTCTTCTCTAGATTTACCTGCAAATGCAGCAGCTTTATTAAAGTTATGTAATCTATCATCATTAACTGCATATTCTGCTGCTTTTTTAGTTAAAGTATCTTCGATTAAATCTAATCGTCTTGATACTATTTTGTTAAAATCTTTACTATTCATATTTTTTTAATTTAATTACTTAATGGTGCTTTAATTGTTGGATGTGATTGATAGTTTTCTAAAATAACATCATTAACTGAACTACAAAATATTCCATCTCTAACATGTACTGTTGGTAAATCAAAAGGTTCTCTATTAATTTGTTCTTTAGCTTGTTCAATATGATTACTATATAAATGAGTATCACCTAAATTACCAATTAATTCGTCAGGAACCATGTTAACTTCATCTGCTAACATTATTAATAACAACGCATAACTTGCAATGTTAAATGGTAAACCTAAGAATGTATCTACTGAACGTTGATTCCACATTAAAGAAATGTAACGTTTTTCATCTTTACCTTTTCTTGTATAAACTTGAAACCCGTAATGACAAGGTGGAAGAATCATTTGGTCTAATTCACCTACATTCCAAGCATTAACCATCATTCGTCTACTATCAGGATTTGTTTTAAGGTCGTTGATTAGGGTTGCGATTTGGTCTAAATAAATTGGTTTATCATCATCTGTTAAATCTTGTAAACCATCCCATTGTCTCCATTGCTTGCCATAAATTGGACCTAATTCTCCATATTTAGCAGCAAACTCAGGATTACTTTTAATTGCTTCTGCAAACTCTTCTATAGTGTAAGCATCTCTATTATTTGGTCTAGCTTCACGATAAACTTTGTAAGCATCACCGTCCCAAATATGACAATCATTATCAACCAAATACTTAATGTTTGTATCACCACGTAAAAACCATAACAATTCAACTACTATTGATTTAAAATGTAATCTTTTAGTTGTAATTAAAGGAAATCCCTCACTCATTTTATGTCTTATTTGTCTACCAAAAACACTTATAGTTCCAGTTCCAGTTCTGTCTTTCTTTTCTATACCATTATCAAGAATATCTTGTAAAAGTAATTGATATTGTTTATCTATGTTATTTATGTTTTTATTCGTCATGTTCGCCTTTAATATGTTCGTTAACTGTTTCGTCTGTATATCCGCAAGCTTTTAATAAACCTTTTAAAGCATCGCAAACTTCTCCTATTGATGAATCACATGGTAATTCTGCTGTAAATTTTCTACCATAATGCGTTATGCTTATAATTGCTGGTTCTGTTTTAATCATTTGTTACCTTCTTTCTTTTCTTTTAATTTTTTAACTATTTCATGAACTTGCGATTCCTCATTGCTTACTAGGTCTAAAAATGTTTTGCCGTATTTTTCTGCGTAATATTTTTCAGAATTTAAATCATTTGTTTTTGAAGATATTTTACCAATAACAAATGCTTCTTTAATATTATGCTTGTCTATTTCATTAGCTTGTTTAAGAATAGCATACCACGTAAATTTATCTTTAGGCTCATCCCATAGCTGTTTGAATAGCCATTCGACTGCCGTCATAGATTTATTTTCCATATAATTTAAGTGTTGTTTTATTGTTATTTTTACTTGTAAGCATATTAGACAAATAACTTCTTGATATTGTATTATCTTTAGCTGCTTCTGTTACACTTTCATAAATTTTATTATTACTCGTATCAATTACTTTTTTGCAAGGTCTTGTAACTTTTTGCAATCCATTAGCAAATGAATGTAAACTATTTTCAGATTGAGTAACCCATTCAAGGTTATCTATTCTATTGTCGTGCTTTATGCCATTAATATGGTTTACCTGTAATTTATTCAACGGATTTGGTATAAACATTTCAGCTAGTAATCTATGTTGTGAAACTGTAATAGGCATATTACTATTCCAAATAGTACATCTTATGTATCCATTTGCATCTTTACTCCATTTTTTAAACTTTTTAGTTTTTTCATTAAATAATCTACCGTCTTGGTAAATTAAATAATCACCTTGATTTATTTTATATGCCGTTTGTTTATTTGATTCGTTTTCCATTTTATATTTCTTTAATGTCATAATAAAAAGAATTTGCATCTTCTGTAACCCAACGATTGCTTACATTCTCTACGGATATTAATTCTGTATCTACTTTAAATTGTTTTAAATTTTCTGGCATTTCTTTGGTAATCCAATTGCTATCTCTCCAGAATATCCTGTTGTTAGGTTGACATAGTAGGTAGCCATCGTCAGCCCTGAATATATGCCCGCACTTGTAATCACTAGCTTCATTGCTGTATGGATTGTCATACCAGTCTACGGTGAATAAATATGTACCCCAAACTTTAGTTCCATCTCTCAGGACTATTTGAGCTTTATGGTATGATAGGAAGTCGTATTCTATTACAGAAACATTTTCACTAAAGCAATCCCACAATTGTTTAAAGATGTTAGGTATATCATTTTCAGGTTCTTTGAAGTATATTTCAGATAGCGGAACTCTGCTTCTTAGCATTCCTGTATCTGTCATAACGTGAAAGGTTAGTATCTTGCCTGAGCAGGATTGAATGCCAAATACATACACATTGTAGAATTCTTTTTCATCTGCTTGATTTTTAGTAAAATAACTTTTTTTTACCAATGCTTTAAACGATGGTATGTTGCTATTCAATTTCATTTTTTTAATTTTAAAAATAAAGTAGAAGAAATTAATCTTCTACTTTATGTAATTTTAATATTTCAGGTCTTTCATCTTGATAAAAATGATAAACTAATTTTCTATCATCAAATGAATCAACAGGATAAAATAAAGGAGCTGAACAAGGTTTAGTTACATAAGGTACTTTGTCATCAACTAATCTACCCATATTTACCATAGTGTCAGTCAATACTTTACCATACATATAACCTAAATTATCTAAATCTGCTTGAGAATGTCCTGTTATAATATGAATTTCACATTCCATTGCAATGCTACCAATAAAAATTGGCATATCTTTAATGTAATCTATAAAAAATTCTTCTAATCCATTTTTAATAGCAACTCTGTTCCATGTACTACCTACATAAAGTATTTGAGCATTAATAGGAACTTGTCTAGCTTTACCTACACTTTTTGTATTAGCTATAATTTTATTACCATATTTGTCAAGATAGAAACCTTTATTATCTACTTGAGCACCTTCTAATTTCTTAGGACACTTATTGACTCTACCTATTCCAGCAACATTAGAGTAATATTTAGGTCTAATTGATTTAGAAGTTTGTACTGATGTTATATACTTAGGAATTTCTAATGTATATATATGTTTAAAGTTTTTATCCATTTTGTATTTCATTAGCTATTCTACGTAATTCATCTTCTAAATCTGCAAATGTATTGTCAATTTGAGAAACTGCTTCTTCTGGAATTAAATTAAGTACTAAATCATCGTATTCTATACTATTACTAACAGCTTCATGCATTATGTCTGTAATAGTATCAATTGTAAGAAGATTATAAGAACTGTCAGGATAAGTTTCTATTTGATTTAGTAAACCTCCAGAAAGAATAATTGGAGAAGGAGGTGTGTCTAAAACAGCTACTTCTTCTACATTATCTTGAAATAATGAATCAATTAAAGACATTTCTTCTGAAGTTAAACTTCTAGTTTCTAATATTTCAGGTTTATTTTCTTCAATATTTTCCTTCTCTTTTCTATTCTCTTCTAGTAGTTTATTATATTTATCTAAAAATTCTTTTTGTAAAGTCTTATAATCAAAATCATCTGTATAACCTTCTTTTGTTAAAGTTTCACAAAGTTTAGCTTCAATTTCAGTAAAATATTTCTTTCTTTTAGCAAGAGTAGAAAATGATAAAGATTGATAAGAAAACATATTTTGATTAGCAAATTCTTTACCGTCAAATAGTATAAGTTCGTAATTATAATATCTTTCGTTTAAACTTTTTAACAAATAAGTTTTTAAAGATTTATTACAAGATTGTAAATACCAATCTTTATCTACATAAACTTTAACTGAATTAAAATCAGTAGGTTCTTTTATATAACTATACATTAAATTTAATTTAAAAGAATTTATTTTACTTGCATCAATACCTGATAACAAAACAGGATATGTACCTTCATCAACTTCTTTAAAAACAGAACCAAAATAAACAACTAATTTTTCATTATTTCTAATTACTTTTTTTGTTAAAAAATTATCAAAAGCACTTTTTATATATGAATTATTACCTCTAAATTGAAAATTATCTGATATTAGATTAACATTAATATATACTTTTTCATTAAATTGAAAATTAGTAGTAACAATATTATTAAGAAAATTTACTTTATGATTAAAAATATCATAAACTGATTTTTTTAGTCTTTCTTTATAATCTGTATATTTTGATTTTAAATACGTATAATCATATTCTATTGTATTATCTGAAAAATACTGATAATCAGCTAAATCTCTATTAATTAAAATTCTACGAGCAGTTTTATTTTTAGGAAGTGTTCTATTTAAATCAATTTTTTCTAAATCAAAATTGCAAGAATTTATATCAAATAAAGGAATAATATTTAAACTTCTTACATTTATTTCTACTTCAGGATGTAAAGGATTAAAATGTCTTGTATTTCTAAGAATTCTCATATACTTTCAAACATCATTAACGGAAAATTATAAGTTGTTTTAAAAGATAAATTAACTGGTAAATCTGGATTTAAAGTTGTACCTACATAATTACAAAATAATGCTGTCATTATACTTGCAATAGCCATACCACTAAAAGTAGTTGCTTTCATACTACAAGCAGCATCTTCAACTTCAGAATCATCAAATAAAGTTCTTTCGTATTCTTTTTCTTTTCCTTTTGTTACACAATAAACTTCTCCTGTGGTAAGTGCCATTCTTCCATCAATAAAAAGTTCTCTATCATCTTCAGCTTTCCATTTATCAAAAGCTAATTTTCTTGCAGCCATATTGTCAAAACAAGAAAATACTATTGGACCAGTTAAACTTTTATCAGTATATTTTTCATTTAAAGAAATTATATTAGGTTTATCACATAATAAATTAACTAAACTATTAATACTATCAAGTTTTCTCATTCCAATATCAGTATTAGCATACATTTGACCAGCTAAATTTACTTCATCAATTAAATCATAATCGTATAAATGTAAATTACATTCTAGTCTAGCAAGATTAAGGGTCAGCCATGAGCCGATACCCCCTAATCCTAATACTAACACTTCCACATTTGGTTTGTAAAAGTAAGCTTCTGAAAATCTTACTGTACTTTGTTTAATTGTTTTTATTCCCATACCCATTTGTCCATCTCCTCTATAATTAATTTTGTTGTTGGATGATTTCTGAAACTACTTACTTTTAGAAAATTAATACAATCTATCCATATATCATTTAAATTACTTGTATTATCATAATCATCAGAAGTAATTGAAAAGAATTCAAATATATCATGTGCATTATTTATTCTAATTTCAATAAATTCTTTAACTTCTTTGTTGTTTTTAAATTTCCCTTTGTTTTTAGGAATTAAACTATCTAAATAACCATGTAAAGGAGAAGAATACTCTTGATTATAATTAAAATAAAAAGGCATATCTTCTATAGTATAGTTAATATCAATTAATCTTTTAATAAAATTTACAGCTTGAGAATCCCAAGTTAATTGGTCTTCAGTTCTTTCTTTGTTTTTTTCGTCAAATAATTTACCTTGTTTGTAATTATTTTGTGTAAAACTTTTATTATAACCTATACCATAATTTTCATAATTATCATCCCATGCTTTATTATTTAACGTAGGAAAAGTTTGTACTGGTTTAGCTGCAATTACTTTTTTGTATTGTCTAACAAAGAAATCATCAATTAAATTAGAACTTTCAGCAAATATTTCCATTTCATAATAAAATGTAACTTGTTTATTTGGTGAACTTATCATTTGTTCTACTCCGTGTCTATCTTTAAATTTTATTGTCCTACCTTCAATTTCACCAATGAATGCAATTCTAGCGCAATATTCATTTTTGTTATTTACAATTAACGAAAGGTAGTAGTTATAATTAGGAGCATTATCTGTAAGTTCTTCGTTGTCAGTTGCACTAAAGAAAACTGCCATGTTGTTATGTGAATGAATGTGACTCATTGACCATTCCATAAGTTCTGGTTTTTCCATTAAAGCTTCTGTAAAAGAAGGAGAAGAAAAATCATATTCTGTATAACCTGAAGTGCCTTTATCTAATAGCAATATATATTCAGCTTTACATGTAAATTGTTCTGGATTTTGTAAATCACCTTCACTAGTGTGATACAATACACCTGACCATTCTACTAATGGCATTTTAGAACATAAATATTTAATTTGGTCAATTACAGTTTGACTCAATATTAATTTACCTTTTTTCTTAGAGAACTCAGTCAATTCTGAATAAGGGTTTTTTTTCAAGGAAGTTATTTGATTTGTCATTTATAATATTATTTATTTTGTCGATTAATTGACTTTTTATACTTTGATAATGAAGTCTATATACATCTAATTCTCCAGAAAAAATTGTTTCAGCTGAAGTTTTGTTTAAAGAATAGTCAATTGTAAGTGTACCAAGTTTTTTTCCGTTAAAAGTAAAAAAGTTACTTCCAACAATTTCTGTAGTATTACTAGTATTTTTATCACTTTTATTTAGTTTATCTAAAGAAATATAATTTCCGTTAATAGTATAGAAAGAATTAACTTCATCTAAAGAAGAATCAGTTATGTAAACTTTATTTCTGTTTATATCTAAAATTAAATTATTAAATTTATTTGCCATTAAACTTTTTATCATTTTTTCACGAAACACAGAATAAAGTACATTTTCAGTTGTACTATTAGAACGAATATCACTAATTTTAATATAAGGTCCGCCTTCTAAAGATTCCCAAGAAAGATAATTTTCTAAAGCTACACAATAACTTATAGCAAATTCTTCACTAGAAATTGGGATATTTCTATATTTACTTAACAATCCTTCACCTAAACAAGTATTTCTCCATTCATCAAATCCTCTTGAAAAATGAGAAAAGACATATGAAGAAGAATATTCTTCTTGAGATGCTTTAGTTCTTGTACCACTAACTAATGAAAAACAAGGATTTGAGTTACTATTTTCTAAAAATTTACTAAAATACTTAGCAAAATCACTTAAATATTTTTGTCTAAATGTATTTTGATAAGATATATCAACTTTTAAATATACATCATAAATAGTATGTTGTCTTCCTGAACTATTTTGAACATGCTTTATTGGAAAATATACTATAAAAAAGCCATCTTGTATATCTACTCTATCTCCAAAAAAGTCTTTAATTACTTTTTTCCAATCAAAACTATCTTCAGTTTTATTTTCTGAATGTCTATTAAAAAATTCTTCATCAGTAAGATGTTCTTTTCCTGTTAATTTATTATAAGAGTTTAATGTAAAATCATCTAAAAAACCTCTACTAACATTATTGTGATATTCTTCAGATTGACTATAACAATCAGGATTATAATCTATTTCAGGAATTTCATCTTCTATAACTATAACATCTTTTTTATCAATTGACCAGTGAGATATAGTTATATCATCAATAATGTTATAATAATTATCAACTAATTCAAATTTTTCAAATATTCTATATATTACAGTTGCAGATGCACCTTGAGAGTTTTTTCCTGTAACTCCAGTTACTAATATTTTCATTTTTTTAATTTAAAAATAAAAAAACTCTCTTGTTGTATTAACAAGAGAGTTTTAAATAAAATTACAGACCTAATTCTCTTTTAATTTTAGCTGCTTCTGCTGCTAAACTTGAATCAGATGAACTAAGATGTGAAGTAGATGAATGTTCTCCATCTTCGATTTCGTTTAAGATGTCTTCAAAAGCTTCGTCAAATTTTTCTTTAAGACGAGCAATTACTGAAGCTACATCAATAGATTCAGAACCAGATTTAGTCTTAGCAGGAGTCAAAACTAATTTGAATTCACCTTCAGGAAGAATTGCTTCCATAGATACTAATTGATTTCTAGTTTCTACAATAGTAGCTACCATGTCTTCATTTAATAATGAAGGAATTTCTGCTCTAAGTTCTCCCCATGTTGAAGAAGTTGAAATTAAACTTTGCGATGTGTTTGTTTTTGTTGAAAAAACTACAATTTTTCTAGCCATTTTGTTAAATTATTTTTTGTTTGATTTATTCCATATGACCTTATATAGTCACTAATGTCTTTTTGATTTGATTCTATCGGAATAAATAAAGGAATCAAATTTGGATATTTATTAATTACAGCATCTGCTGCTATATACCCAGCTTCATCATTATCAAAATTAATTATTATTTGGTCATAATTATTTTGTAAATGAGGTAAATGGATTTCCCATTTAGATAAAGCTTCAGAATGTGGAGCAACTGATTCGTGCTCTAAAAAATCATAAACCATAACATCTTTTTTACTTTTTGTTATGATTAATAAATTACTCTCATATCTAAGTTGCTCTAGTCCTTGTAACATCGAGGAATTTATGTTGCTCACAAATCTGAATTCTTTTCTCTTATAATGATACATTTTCCATTTACCATCTTCTAAATATCCTAAACAAGGGTCGCTATTTCTATAACTATAAACTTGTTTACCATTAATCCAATACATTGCTACACTATAGACATTATGTCTTTTGCAAATATTTGCGGTTAGATGAAAAGATTTAAGATAATCAATATCTTGTTTAGTATAATTTTGAATTCTACAATCAATTAGTGTTCCTTCTTTAACTAATTTTGGTATATATACATAATCTGATTTTACATAATCACTTCCTTTACCTAAAAAATCTTGATATACCATTTCTAGTACCTTCGGGTAAGATATATTATACATATCTTTAAGTATTGTAAAGCAATTATATACTTTTTTTCTAGCAAAATCAGTTAACCACCAATAACCAGATTGTTCAAAAAACTTACAACCTGCATTTACATCATGTCTTGATGGATTTGTATATAAAGTTAATGAATCTGGAGTTAAATTTGTATAGTATTTCCAAATATCTTCTTGTGATATTTTACTTAATAAATAATTTGGAGTTAAATATTCAGGTTTATCGTTTATACTATACATAATTTAAATCATTTTTTGTTTTTACTAAAATGCTTCTGGAACAAAATTAGCTATTTCATCATTAGAAGTAGGAGCAGCTTTAGTTATTTTCTCAGTACTACTAATTTTTAAAGTACCAGCATCTTTAGCAATAAAACCTACGTATTTAGGAAAACCTAAATTACCTCTATCATCAAATAATAACTTGATTTCAAAAGTTTTACCGTTATAATTGTCAGCTGCAATACGAATGATTTCGTTAGCATATTCTTGAAAAGTAGAAACATTACCTACTACAATACTATCTTCAGCTACAAACTTAGATAAAATATGCTTAATGCGCTTACTCATGTTAGCAACTTTACTTTCTGCTTTATCGTCAGAAGATTCTACAGGCCATTCTACGTGTCTAAATGTTTCACCTTTAGCACCTTTAAAATGAAAAGCTAAAACGTCTTTACCTGTTCCGTCTTTCTTTGCATTCTCGTAAGAGATTTTTTCGATGATTACTCCACTATGGATTCCACCGTCAAAACGATTGTTTTCGTCAATCGTTAGGTTTTTTGATATTTCGTACATATATTAATTAATTTACGTGTGATTCTGATTCAACATTTTGAGAAAAAGCTTCTGTAAAAGGAGTCATCTCAACTGCTTCATTTACTACATCATTTACAATTGTATCATCTACAATAGTATAAGTAGCATGTTGTTTTCTACTAATTTTTAAACCAAAAGTTGTCATAATCTTTTTGATTTCTGTTTCTGGCAACTCATACTTAGCTGCTAACTCTTTGCGAGTCATTTTTGTTTCTGTAACGTCTGTTACAAATTGTGATTTAATAATCTGCTTCATCTTTTTTTAATTAATAATTTTTACATCTCCGTCTTCAGTAATGCTTACATTACTTGCATTTGTTACATCTACCATTTCTTCAACAGTATATAGACCTAGTAACATGTCTGGTGCGATACGATTTGCACCTAAAGATAAACAACGAGCGTAAAGCATTTGCTTAGGCATCTTAACCCAATTGTCTTTAGTAGTCCAGCCTGCTTTAACAGCATCAGACCAATAAAAACTTGTAGTTTCTACAATGTTTCCTCTGTAAAATTCAATGGTAGTTACTCTATCTTTTATCTCTACTCCATTACTATCAACTCCTCTTACTACAAGTTCGCCATCTTTTATTGTTTTTATAGATATATCGTTTCTCCACATCAAAGCACCTAATGCTTTAGATGAAAGAGCTAATCTACCTTGAATAGAATAAATTTGATGAAAAGCTTGCATAGGCTTCATTCCTAAATCTTTACCGTATTGAGCGATAGCAAATGCTTGCTCAATTGTTTTGATGTTAGAAGGAAGTACCTTTGAGTCAATAAGTAATTGTAATTGTTCCATTTCGTTAGCAGGAACTGGCTTTGTGATTTGTTGTTCTTGAACAACTATTGCATCTGTCATAAATTGAAATTGATTTGTCCTTGTTGTGGAGGGCTATCATATATTCTATTAATCGCTAAATTATGATACATAGCAATCTCACACAATGAACCCTCGCGTTGTTTTAAAATTTGAGTAATCAGTAGGTTTTTGGTATCTAGACTTTTATATCTACTAAGGTCATACATTTCTGGTCTATGTAATGCTAATACAAGTGTTGCACATTGCATAACACTATCTGCACCGAAAATATAACTAGGAAGAATACCAGTAGTACCGACATCACTTCTCTCACCATCTTCTATTTTTCTATTAAGTTGAGACAAGAATACGTTAATACATTCTAGTTTGTTTTTTAATCTTACTCCAGCAAGCATTAGATTAGTAATTTTTTCTTCTTCTGTTTTCTCATTAGATGATGTTATCAAACGAGTATGGTCTACTATATTAACTATAGTTCTGTTTGGAAATAATAACGCTACTTCTTCTACTTTGCTTTCCCATTGTTTATGATTAACAGGAATATCTCTAAAATACATAGGTATTTTTCTCAATTCGTTACCTGCATTAACAAGTGAAGCATAAGTATCTTCTTCTAAAGGTGTATTAGCAGATAACATTTCTTTTACAGGTAACATAGCTTCGGCAGAATACATACGAGCTACATTTTGCCATGATTTCATCTCGAATGACCAATAAATAAAAATTAAATCAGGATATTTAACCGCTAAATCTTTTACAAGTATAGTAACAAAAGCACTTTTACCAACACCACTTCTCGCTGGTATTACTAGTTGGTCGCCTTTATATATACCAGTAATTTTATCATTTAGTTTTTCACTAAATGTTTTAAATGGTCTTAATTCTCCTGATTTATACTTACGTATAATTTCATTTGTTTCGTCTACAATTTCCGATATATGTTGTAGACCACTAATAGATAGATTTTCCAAAGCCTTCTCCTTCCGATTCTTTAATTTTCTTTATACTTTCCCAAACTTTACCTGCTATAAATTTATCTATTTTCATATTTAGTAAGTTCTTTTCAATGGCGTAAGTTAATATTTCTTTAACTTCTTCATGCTTACTTTGAGAATTTTTAATAGCTTTTACATAATTTTTCTCTAATTCGTCTAAATCTACAGTTTTTGTAAAAACTTTTGTTGAATTTACCATAAAAGTATCTGGATATAATTCTAATAATTCTTCAAAAGCTTCGCCACCATTAATAAACATCAAATCTACAAATTTACTTGTAAGTATAAGTTGGTCAAAAGCATAATCTTGAGATAAAGATATAACATATTCTTTGTTTACTAAATCCTTTATCTCATCTTTAGTCCAACCAGCTCCCTCATGACTCCATTTATATATTAAACCTCCTTTGGTAAATTTCAAAGATGCACCTTGTTTTACCATTTTCTCAGTATATAATAAATAAAGCAGAAGGAATTGATTGGTCTTTAACTTGTTTTTACATAGAAATTCTACGTAATTTTCTGGGTTATCTAACAGCATTTGTTTTTCTATTTAAATCTCTTATACGAAATTAATTCCCAGAAAACAAGAATATTTATGAATATTTAGCTATAAGTTCTTTTTCTAAACTTGCTAAATCTTTTTTATCAAATTCTAATGATAAAACTATATCACTATATATTTCATTATATGAACTAGATGGATTTTGTTTAGGTACCCAATTAATAATGTTTTTATTACTTATATAACTTGATTTCATATAATAACCTAAATTAGAAAGTTGTGCACTTAAAGAACTTAATTTAGCACTTAATTTTTTACTTTCTTGATTAAGAGCATTATAACCATCTATTAATTTAGTTATTTTAGTTGGAATAGCTACTTCTTTTTTGCTATCTATTACTTTAGATATTCTTTGAGCTAATATTTGTATAGCTTCTTTACTTACTTTTGCCATAATTTTTATTTTTTATTTAATATTTCAAAATCTTCTTCTATTTCTATAACTTGTTCATTTTCTAATATCCAATAAGCAGTTGATATATCTTCTGCTGAATAATTATTCATCAATTGCTGTATTGGAATCTCTTTTTTTATTAAACAAATTATCTCTGTAATCTTTGACGTTTTGTTCATAATACTTGTAATTTGGAAAAATGTTATCTTTTAATTTTAAACTATTATCTATAGTTTTAATACCATAAATAATAGTAGAATGATTTTTGTTACCTAAAAGTTTTGCTATTTTAGATAAATTAAAACCGCTATTTTCATAAGTTAATTTAGAAATCATCATTCTAGAAAAAGCTAAATTTTGTTTTTTACAAGAAGAAATTAAATCATTATAAAGTATATTTTCTTTTTCACAAACTATTTTAACTATATAATTAAAAATCATATCGTTTACATCTTTATTTTGACTTTCTAAAAAAACTATTTCTGCTCTAATTCTAGAAAGTTCTTTATAAAGAATTTCTAACTTTTTAATAATATCACTCATTTATTAACTGTTTTAACTGTTCTAAATCATCTAACCATAAACATTGTGTTCCTTTACTTGCTTTACGTAACCAAACTTCGTCTTGAGAATTTTTAACATATAAATTAATTACATATGCTTTTTTACCTTCTTTAGCTCTACAAATTCTACCAGACCTTTGACCATTTTGAATACGTTTACTTGTTCTTGAGCAAATGATAGCCATATCAGCATCAGGAGCATCAAAACCTTCATCCATAGATTTAGCAGTACATATGCAATTAACTTTAGTTCGTTTATCCATAAATTTACGTAAAGCTTCTCTATTAGCTTTAACTCCATTTTTAGAATGATAACTTACTGCTTTTTCACCTATCTCATCACATAATTGTTGAGTAAAATCTACAGATTCACTAAAACAAATCATATGTTTATCAAGTTTAACTAACTCTTTAGCTATAGTCATTTTAGAATGAGCATGATAAAGAAAAGTTTTACGTTCTCTCATATTACGATTCCATTCTAAAGCAGATATCATAACTCTTTCAACAGGTATGTTGAATTCTCTTGCATGAGCTTCTCTAATGTTTTTGTTTGTTAAACAAGACATAGCTTTATCAAAGTCATGACCAAAAGTAGCAAAGTATTTGTTAAAAGCTTTATGTAATGTATCATAATGATTTCTATCTATGTCATCTAATTCTACTCCAAAATTAATTGTAATAAAATCAGCAACCCAACCATTAGTTTTACATTCTTCAGCAGTAACTTTACCTACAGATACTATATTTTTTCTATTAAGAAAAGCTATATGGTTTGCTTCTAATGTTGCAGATAAACCTAAAAACCAGCTGTATCTAGTTTCATTAATTACTTTAGTAAAATGTAAAGCATTATCATTTGTCATTCTATGAACCTCATCACAAATTAACAAATCGCAACTTCTTTCAAATTTTATATATGTATTAATAACAAATACTTCTACGTTTTTAAGTTTAAATGCATCAATAAAACCTTTTTTAGATTTTGTCCAACTATTCTTTAAAGTTGTTGTTGGTACTATTACATGAGTAGTTCTATTTGCATCACGTCTATTGCATTCTTGTATAGCAAGAATAGCTAATCTTGTCTTACCAAAACCTGTAAAAGCTTCTACAAAACCCATAGCTTTATGTTGAATCCAATTGTCTATTATGTCTTCTTGTCTTTTATTTCTATCTATCATTTAATTAATTCTTCTAATAATTTTGGTTTATAGTTTATAACTTCAGCACATATATTAATATATCTTTCATTATCAATCATATTTAAATGAGTATGACCATGAATATTAACATTAAATCTATAGTCTAATTCTTTTGGATGAATAGGAATATGACTAAATATAATATTTTGATTCTTAAATGTTTTGTATTGTACTGCACATACATAATTAACATATTTTAATAATTCTGGAACGTGTTGTGGTTCATCGTGATTACCTAGTATTACTTTTTTAATTCCATTAAGTCTATTAAGTAATGGATAAGGTGTAGACTTTTCCATAGAAATATCCCCTAAAATCCAAGTAACATCACGTTTACTAACAACACTATTCCATGAATTAATAATATGTTCATCATGTTCTTCTACTGTTTCAAATCCTCTACGCTTAGCCATATTTAAATGACTAAGGTGAAGGTCTGAAATATAACGAATTACTGACATTTTTATAATAGTTTTAATTGTTGTATATCTTCTATATTGTTTATAATTTCTCTAGCTTTACTTATATAATAACTATAATCAATATTGTATTCTTCTATTGGTAACTCATAATAATTGTTAAAATAAGTTACTTTCCATTCTTTAATTAATTTGTTTCCTTTCATAATAGGAGCTTCTACTTGAGCAGTAGTATTATCTGCATATTCTTTAATAAGATAACCTCCACGTTTAGAAACAAAATATCTAACTATTTTAGATAGTTTTTTTCTTTCTAACTTACTATCAATTACTTGATAGAGAACAAATTTAGATTTACCTTTTTCAGGTGAACTGCTTGCTTTAACTCCAGCACAAAAATCATATATGTTTTTATGATTACGTATTGTATCTTCAATAGCTATATTTTTTACAAAATAATTATAAATTGCTCTAGGTATAATAGAATATGATTTATTTTTATGAAGAGGAATGTTTTCAAATTCAAACATACCTTTACATTTAGTTTTACCATTACTATATATACTTGTGTAATTGTTTACATCTTTTATAATCATTTTACTATAAGTATCATGTTCTAAAGGTATAGTTGTTAAATCTTCCCACCATTTACATATAGACATATATTTATCCATATCTTCATTAGGTATTAAAAACTCACAACCATCTGTATTTATCATAATTACTTTACTACCAGCTATTTCAGTTGTAACTTTTTCTACTAGCATTGATAAAAGCAATTGACCATTAATACATATAGTTAAACCTACCAAAGGGTCTTGAAGAAAACTATATTCATCATTCATTAAACCATAACTTGCATTTAATATAATTTTTAGTATATAATTTTTAGGATTAGATTTTGGTATTTCTTTTCTTTTAAGATAAAAACCTTTATATAATTTTAAAAATGCATCTTTAGGTAAATGAGCAGGACATAAATCATTTTGAAAATCTAAATGAGGATAGTAACTTGTTGCATCTACAGTTTTAATTGTATGAGTTTGAGTAGTTACAACAATACTATTTTTAGGAGCAGCATGTAAACCACCTAAACCATAATCTATTTCTATTCCTTGATAAGGTAATGTAAAAGTAAACTTTTCATCAGGTCTTATTTTAAGTTTATTAAACTCATTTAAAACTAAATTAAAAAGTTCTGTTTCAAACTTAACATATAGAAATATTATATCTTTTACATTTATAACATCTCTTTTAGTTCTTAAAGCTTTTAACTCATTTTCTGGTATTCCAGTTTCATCAGATAAATATCTTAAGAATAATTTCTTAGCCATATCTGGTTCAGTAGAATTCATTAAATTTACTTTTTCAGATTCACTCAAAGTTTTTCTTAATTCTATTTCATGATAATAAGTTTTGTAAAGAAATTTAGTTGCTTGAACGTCATTTAGATTGTAATATAAAACTGATTTTAAATCTAATGTATCAGGTATTTCTTCTATATTAGGAAAGTCTAACATAAACTCACACCATTTTAAACCTGTACGTTTAGCAGATGTACTTAAGCTTAATGCTTTAAACAAATCTAATTGAAGTATACTTAGTTTCCATTCAGGATAATCAGGTCTTCTGTTTTCAGATAAAATAATTAAATCTGAATAATCTCTAAGTTGCTGAGTTGTAGAATTTCTATTTTTTAAGAAATATTCTATTATTTGACTATCGTAATGTAAATTATTATAACCAATTAAGGCTATAACTTCATTTGACAAAAAATTAAAAAATTCTTTTCTATCATCTCTATCTTTAGTAATAACAAAAACTTTTGTTTCTTCACTATCTTTATCAATAAATGTAGCAGTAAATATTTCTTTAAATACTTCTAAATCATATATCCATGTTTTTTTCATAACTTTTAAATTTAAAAAACTCTAGGCCGTAATACCTAGAGTTTACACACACATTTTACCCTTAAAGTCTAATTACGTAGACCAATAATGACTTTCCAACAGTCCTTCTGTGACTCTCCGTACTCATGTCTTTTACCTAAATGGTTACTTGAACTTTCTGTTTACTGTTTCATCACTAATGGAAAGTGCTTTCTTACTGTTTCATGCAAACCTATAAAATAAAATTGCGTTGTAGAATCTCTCTACACACCATACAGAAAGCTTTGCAATCAGGACAGGAATCGAACCTGTAATTTACTTGTAGCGACATCACCATACCGCTCTTCCAATCACTTCTTTTTACGGAAGCAAGTGTGTCTACCAATTCCACCACCTGACTATGTCCCAAACTTCACTTAATGCGTCCATTAAGGATAGATTTGGTAATCCACCTTAACTTATGCCTTGGGCTATTCGTTTACGTGGAGATAAGACCACTGAAGTGTGCTGTTCTTACGGGAAGCATCGTGGTACTTTCTTAAATGTTTTAAAATATATATCTTATCATATTCCAAGGAATTGTTTCATTATGAATCTTTTTAAATTCATCAATGTATTGGTATTTTAGATTGTGTTTGTAACGTATATTTATACCTCCATATTGAGAAATTTTATTTTCTTGTATTTCAGGATTCCATAACAAATCTTCACCTTTTACATTATTATTTAAATTATCAATATGTTTATTTTTATTATGAGTAAGAAATATAACTTCACTTTTAACTTGATTTTTATAAGAATCGTTTACTAAAGTGTCTACTAATTGAAACAATTCTTTATATTCTTGTAACCAATTATCAGTTACAATTACAGGAGAAAAATTAATATGAACATCATAACCTGCTTCAATAAAAGTATTTATAGCTTGTATTCTATCAACAATTTTACTTGTATTAGGTTCTAATAAATCAGAATACTTTTGAGGCATTAATGAAAATCTTATTCTTATTTTCTTTTCAGGATTATAATTTAATAAATTTACATTTACATATTTAGTTGCAAATGAACCCATAGCTTTAGGGCTATCTTTAAAAAAATCAAAAATATATTTCCAATTATGATATTTTAAATGTAAAGCAAAATCTTCATTACAACTTATATCATATGTTATCAATGAGTTATGAGTTTGATTAGGTTTGTCTACAATAATAAACATTGAATGATTATTAATAGCTGTTAAAATATCTCCTGTATTTTTAGCAACATCTAATCCTTGAGGTTTATGACGTTTCATGTAGCAATAAGTACAATTAAATAAACAGCCATGACCAAAGCTAGGTGATATAAAGTCAGTACTTCTACCACTTTCTCTAATAAGCATTGATTTTCTATTAATCTTTTTCATTTTCATTTAATTTAAAATCAGCAGAAGCAATTTTGAACGATATTCTGTTTTCTTTTGAACGATATTTTAATTCGTTTTCTAATTGCCACTCTTTCGAGTATCTGATAAATATTATATTTCTTGTTCAGCTTTTATAAGCATTTCTGCTTTTTTAGCATAAACTTCTTTTCTTACAATCAGTTCTTCATCTAATTGTTCCAATAATTGTGTGTGTAAATCGCAAATATCGGCACATTTTTTGACTTGATAAAGAGCTTTTTCTTTAAAATTGTAATATTTGTTCATTAAAGAACTTGATATTTTTCTAGCTTCTATTAATTCTTCATCATTTAAAGTATTAATGTTTACTAAACTACCATTCTTCTTTTTCCAAAGAAGTTGGTCTTCTCTGTCTTTTGCTTGTATTTCTACGCCTTCCATCTAATTTTATATTTAAGGGTTTTTAAAATAAAAATAAAAGGGGGAAATTAATCCCCCTTTATAACTAAAATGTTCTTTCTGATTCTGCTGGAGCTAAACTAACAGCTTCAGCGTTTAGAACAGTTGCGTCATTTTGCTTCAAATTACGGTTTGCGTAAGTTGTTGCATCTTCATTACTGAATACAACACAAGAATATTGAGTAACTTGTTTGTCACCAATAGCATAAGGAGTTGTTTGGAAAGTATGGAAAGAACCTTCAACGATGTCATTTACAGCAATGTTACTAAACAAAGCATCAGCTTTAATTAATACACCATCTTCTGTATGACCTTCACCCCATACATTTCTTGTTCTGTTGTTGTTGTTAGATTTAACACTAACTTCTCTACCATTTAATTTGATAGTTTTGTCTAATTCCTTAAATATTACTACTTTGTAAGGACGGTTGTTTTTTGCAGTTTTAGTTTCCGAAACTGATACGACTTGAATTAAATTCATAATTTTGATTTTTAAATTGTTGTTAATTGTTATTAGTTTTTATTTGTTTTTGTTTAAATAAAATAAAACTTTGTGTTTCTAATCTACATTTCGTCTATGAAACACAAAGTTTTAAGTTAATTATTTTTTAGTTGTACGTCTGCTAACTGTTTTCTTAGGAGCAGCAGGTACTTCTTCTCTTGCAGATGTCTTAACTCCTTCTGGAAACAACTCAGCACCTAATTCTAAAAGGTCTAAAAAGTTTCTAGTAGCAGCTTCAGCTTCGTATTGTGCTTCAAGAATAGCTTGAGTGTCAATAGGAAATTGACCTTTTAATGCTTCAACTCTACTTTCAGCAGCTAAATTGCGTTTTTCAGCATCTAAAGCATCTTTAGTTAATTGTAAATGAGCTTCACGAGCATTCATTAAAGCTTTGCTTGCATCTTTAGAGTCTTTAGACTGTTGTAATCTTTGTACGTAATTCATAATTTTAAAATTTAAATGGTTTTTGTTTAATAAAACTTATCTTTTTCAAGATAGATTTTGGATAAACGATTTGATTAAATGTTGATTTTAAAGTTTTATGTGCTGGCATAAAAATTTCTTTTTCAACTACTGGATAAATGAATGTAAAACTAGAAGCAGTCTTGCTTTTGTTATACCATACTGATTTTAAATCATTTACTGTCTTTTTTCTTGTTAAAGTACTCATTTTGTTTTATATGGATAATGGTCAATAACTTTTATTTTACCTGTATAACTAAATTTCCTTTTAACATTATTTAAAATTCTACCTAGTTTTACTACAATACCTTCTTCATCTTTAATAGTTTCAGGAACTAATTGGATATATTTACTGTTTTTAGAAATTCCATATAAAGGATTTTTAACTATTTTTTGTAAATATTGTCTTCTTTGTCTTCTGTTAGGGTCTTTACTTGGATTAAATCCTAAAGCTAAAGGTTCAGTGTATTGTTTTTGATTGTCTTCTAATATTGGTGTTCCATCAGGATTACGCAAATATCTTATTGGTTTGTTCATTATATGTGACTATAAGTTAAAAAGTTAGCTAAATAATTTTCTGTGTTTACTTGAATGTTTTCATTTACATATATTTTTTCAATATTGTTTTCAAATAAATAATTTTTGATTTTTTCTAAATCATGCTCAAAAGCTTGAATTAAAAATAAATGTGTTGTTACTTTCATAATTAAATTAATTAAAATATACCTCTTTTTCAAGAGGCATATTTAGTTTTAAATTGAATAACCGATTTTAAAATAAGCATTGTTTCCTATAAGCTTAGCAGTATAAACTACATACTTTTGCATTAAATAAGATTTGATTGCTTGAAAAACACCATAAGTGCTGATGCTTAACATAAATGTTCTAGTTTTTTTCATAAAGTTTAATGTTTAAATTTCCCCATTCAGGAAGATTGTTTGAATAACTTAAAATACTACTTAGGAATTCATTTTTCAATGATTTTGCTTGCGGTGTGTTACGCATTTGTTTTGCAATTTTTGCAATTTTGTTTGTTGTTTTTTTTTCTTCAGTCATAATTTTAAAAATTAAAAATAATTTCTATAATTTTCTTTTTGTTTTCAGCACGTAATTTTTTAATTAGTTTTACTACTATTTCAAACTGGTCATTTTCACTTAAATTTTCTAAAGGTCTTCTAATAGAATTTTTTTGATTATGTAAAGTATACATACCAGAACTAGTAATTGTAGATAATACAGCATTTGCATTTTTTCTTAAATGATTGTAATATCTACCTTTAACTACATTAAATTTTACATTTAATTCTGCCGAAACTTGTTCTAAAGCATAAGAAATGTTTGAAGGATACTTACTTATATATTCTAATATAAGATTATCTTCTTCTTTTGTAAGTAACGTTTGTCTCATTATGTTTTTTATTTAAAGGTTTTTGTGTGTAAAAATTAAAAAAAGCATAGTGGACTACCTATGCTTTTTCAGACAATTATATTATTTAGATATTCAAACTATTTTTTTAAATTGTTTTTTATTTATTTGTTTAATTAAAAACTAGTGTCCTTCTAGTTTATCTTTCTAATCGTCAAAATATTGACGACCAGTGGAAAACCAAACTTCTGCATATAAACAAGATATTGTTAATGATGCAAAAGTTGTAATCCATAATAACATTGACTGAACTATTGTATAAAATTTAAATCCTAACACTTGTGGTGAATCAGCTATTATAGCGATAACAATTGTTATTATAAAAAATAATAAACATATATATCCAGATATTTTTTTTCTATTTTCTTTTTTCATTATTTTTAAACTATAACATTATTTGCACATACTTCTAAACACCAATTCATTAGTTCATCTAACATAGGTGATTCATCTTCTTCATCAAAAGCATCTGTTGTAGCAATACATAGTAAATCTGATTGATTTGGATGCATTTTAATTAATTCACTTGTTTTATTTGAAAATTCTGTTACTGTCATATTATTTCTTTTTAAATTGTTCAAACCATTTTTTTACATTACCATATCCAACCATTGAAGTTTTTCTTGTTTCATATTTCCAAATAAGTTCTAAAACCTCTTCCTCACTATACATTCTCTCTGCTTGCCATTTAGCACCAAACCTAACTGCTTTGTTAATGACTATGTCAATCTCTCCATAGCGACTTGCATATTCTTTAGCCACTTCTTCAATTGTTTCTTGTTTAGTTTCTTCTTTTGTAATGATGATTTTGTATATTGTTGAACCAAAATGTAATTTATAATCTCTAATTTCAACACTCTCACAACTTGTATTCTTAACAAACCATTCTAAGAAAGTATCATCAATAGCTTGAACACCATATTTGATTAGGTCTTGGTCTATTGTTAGGATGATTTTTTTACTTAAATGAAAAAGTTCATTATCACCTCTTTCTATTTTAGAAACTTTATTTTTATAAATAATCCAATCTCCATCTTTAATTTCTTCATCAGAAGTGATGTAGATGTTTTGACATTTCCCTTTAGTGAATATTTTTTGAAGTGTGTATTGATTATTTAATAAAAGTGTATTTTCTTTTAAAAACAACCTACTTGGTTTATCTGTTGGTATTAAATATAAGTTTTTCATAATTAAAAATTTATATGTTTATCATCTCTTAATGCTACAGTCCATCTTATTATAGTCATAACAAACATTCCTATTGTTATAAAAAATAATATTATATAAACAAGAGTCAAATTTACATTAGATTGACAAAATGTTAATTTATACCAATCTAAAAATGGCATCATAAATAAAGGAAACACTATTAATGTTATAGTGTGAATAATTGCGATAATGTATTTCATGTTTTTGTTTGTTAATTGTTTTTAATTGGTTTGTGTTTAGCACCCTCTTTCTTATTTACCCCAACTAATCGTATAGATAGTTGCTTATGTTTAAGGATAAGAGTAGGGTTGCTAACCCCTCTGCACTCAGTTGTAATAGATATATAAAAGCCGAGTTTTTACACAACAGATTTTTTACGTGTTCGTCTATTACAACTGCTCATCCTTGGGAAATGAGAATGGTGCATTAATTAAGCAGTTTTACATCATGCTTAGGATTAGGAGTTATTCTTCTAAAAAATCAATTTTAGTTGGTGTACCAGTTAATCTTTTGTAATGAACTTGAGCAACACTTGTTCTAGTTGCTTCTGCCATTGCTTTAACTGCTAGTAATCCAGCTTTTAAATCTTCTGATTCAGCGTATTTTTCATGCGCTCTGTTTCCAATTTTAATTAGAGATTCTCTAACTTGTTTAATTTTAGTTGCCATTTTTTATTTATTTTATTGAATAAATTGAAATATTGTGAGTTTTAGCTAATTGTCTTTTAAATAATATAATATTTTTAAATTCTTGATATAATTCAGGTGTTATATATTTAACTGGTATTTTTAATAAAGTAGATACATAAGATTTAGTTATATTAATTTTTATTTTTTTTTGGTCTTTTTGATGTCTATTTGTTTGACATTTTAAACAAAGTTCATTTTTTGAAATTGTAATATTAGTATCACAATATTTACATTTAATATTGTTAAAATGTTCAATCAATAATTTTTTAATTTTAATTGTTTTATTTTTATTATTAATTCTAAGAATAACTTGTTTACAGTTTTTACTACTTTTACTTTCTTTAAGTATTTTATTTTTATAAATAATACTATAAACACCATGAACTTTTAAATGTCTATAATGACTAATTACAACTCCATCTTCTCTAATAGAGTATTGTTGGTTAGTTCCTTCAATGAATTTAGTTTCCATAATTTTAAAAAGCCTTTTTACATCATGCTTAGGATGTTGTTTTACATGAGATACGTAATTTTGTTTTCTTTCTTAGTTTTATCAGCTTTGTTGTTTGATTCAACATAGTTGCAAAACATACCAGTTAAGATAGCTATGCAAGTTAAAGTTAGTAGTGATGTCATTTTTTATTATTTTCTTGAATGAATAAAAATATACTAGTTGTCATACATAATATTGAACCAAATGAGAAGAACAATAGACTTTGATTGTCTATGTTGTCAATAAATGGAGTAATTATGAGCATTAATGTGCTAATAATTGCCATGATGAAGAATAAATCTGTTTTGTTTTTCATGATGTTAATGTTTTGTTAGAATTATGGTTGGAAATGTGTGGTTAGTTTTTTGGTTGAGTTGTTGGAAGTGTTATATCTATTACTATAGTTTTGTAAGAACAATTGGGAAGACAATCTAAAATAGGGATGGATTGCCTTCCACAATTACCAGTATACTTGACTGAATATCAACAACTTGTAGAAGAAAACAAATGGTTTAAATGAATGACTATGAAGAATTACAAGCGTTATCTAACGCCTGTAATCCTTGCATACTTAACTAATTCTTTCTTGTCATTTGTAAATTCAAACAAACCAACAACGGCAACATCGTTAATGTAAATTGCATCTCTTACTTCAGAGGTACATTTTAAATTAAACGCTCCGATACTTACTTTGTACAGCTTAGTTGTACTTGTAGTATCTTCAACAAACTTTAGAGTTCTAAAATCTAACGCATTAACCTCCAACTCTCTAACAGGTACTAATGCTTTTCTTAAGCCAAAATTCTCTAATTCTGACAATAAATTTTCTAAATTAATCATGACGGGTATATTAAATGTGTGTTCATAAGTCGGGGGTGGATTGTTGACCTGCAACACGCTCTCATACCCTTACCAATTTTTTCATATAGTTTTTAGGTAGGGGGATATGGAAACAAAACCTATTTTATATTCAATTTTTAACAAGTCGAAAAAAAAATTAAAAAAAAATTTTACAAAATATAACATCTTGACTTTACATATTATTAAAAGAGTTTAATTTTTGCAACATTGCGCTATGTTCTAAGAACATAAAGCGGCCTTAATATACTTAAGAAGAGAATAGCTGGAAACCCTTGGTATCATTACATACCCAGTTCATGATTTATGAACTCGTAGTTTTCATTTCAGTTACTTTTTAAATAAAATGAACTAAAAAATAAATAAAGTACTTGTTTTATATATAATAATGATATAATTTTGAACCAGTAACTGAAATATGAACAAGAAATTAAATGATTTTGAATCTTATAGTGAGAATCCTTCTAAGGTATTAAAGGAAGATATTAAGACTTTGCATTATATTAGTAAAGGTAAGGTAGTTTACTTTGTAGATGAGAATGGGGAGCAAAAGCAATATCAAGAATTAGGAGAAGAGGTACATAAGACTATAGATACTAAAGAGTACAGGAAGGTATTTGTTGAAGATTTACAAAATCTTAAAGATTTATCTACTGCTGGACTTAAAGTGTTATGTTATGTATTAAAAAACCTAGGTGTTAAAAGAGATGAAGTAAATATTGATATTATTGAGTGTATGACTTTTACAGGTTATAAGAGTAAAGTTAATATTTATATAGGTATAGTAGAGTTATTAGATAAAAAATTAATTTTTAGAAAAGTAGGTTCAGGTAATTATTTTATTAATGTAAATTCTTATTATAATGGTAGCAGACAATAACTTAGAAATTGTAGATGGAAAAGTAATAAATACTCTTACTGGAGAAATAGTTAGTGATTACTCTTATTATATAGATGCAGATGGAATCATTACATATAGGAATAAAAGAAAATATGTTAGGAATCATGATGTTAATATAGAAAAGTTTATTGTTAAAGAGTATAATAAAATTGTAGAACATGGTCATAAGAAAGGAGCTTTATATTTTAGAACTTTAGATTATGTTAAAGGTACTGGTAATCATATGACTAAAAGAATATTAGAAAAAATAGCTAATCTTTGTGAGTATAATGAGTATTGGGTAAAGTATAAATGTGAGGAATTCGGAATCTAATATGGAAGAGATTCTCAAATTAGCATCATTATTACTTTTAGAAGAAGTAGAATACGAAATAGTAATTGGAGAAGATAATATAAGTATAGAAATAAAATGAAAAAAGATTTACAAGATTGGTTTTTAAGCCAAAGATGGTTATGGAGAAAGTTTTATAATCATTATGACAACAGATGGACATACGAACATTTGATTATTAGAGGTTGTGTTATTAAATGTAATGACCCAGACTTAACAATAGAACAGATTAAAGAATTCATGTATATAAAATAAAACAAAATGAAAGAAGTAAAAGGAAAATTAGGAGTATCATCAGATGGTACACTAATCGAAACGAATCAGCTAGACATTACAAAGATTGATAAACTAGCTAAGTTAAATGGAAAAGTTACTGAAGGACGTATTGTACTTCAACCACTTCCTCAAAAAGAAAAAACTATTGGAGGTATTATATTACCAACAGTATTAGGAGAGTTTAGATGTGCAGTAATTCTTTCACATTCTAGTTCTGAATATCTTAGAGGAGATGTAGTAGCACTTAAGTTAAGTGATTTTCCTGGAGGAATGCCTCCTCAAGTTGATTTCTTAGAAGGAAATCCTTGTGTAATTCTTTTTGAATCTTTTATATGGTATAAGTATGCTTATAGAATCGAAGATGAGCAAGCAGTATAGAGATAAAGCATTAGAAGAAGGTCTAGCTATTGAAGTTAGACCTAACTTCTTAATGTTTAATGTCTTAGATAATGCTAGATTATCTTTTGAAACATATGAAGAATATAAATTCAGACAAAAAGTTACTAAAAGAACAAGCAAAAAGTATTTAAATCCTAAAAATTAAATTATCTTTGTCAACATGAATGAATTGTTTACAGTTAATTATGCGTTATTTTATGAAGGATGGAAATATGCTAAAAACATAGCTCCTTATAATGTATATCAACTTGACCAATTTATTATTAGAGTTAGAAGAAATGATTTTTATTTAGTTTTATTTATTTATAATGGATGTCAAGAGTTAGTTTTTTGTGGTAGAATATATACTATTCGTGATTACAAAATGAAAATTAAAAGACATTTAAATAAATGGAAATGTAAACTAACTACTACTGTAACTCCTACTCCTCCTACTCAAGGATTAGTTATAAGTAATAATGATTATACTAATAGTTTTTTATTAGCAAGTTCTGTTAATGACTTGGTTACTAATACTTTTAATGAAGATTTTACTTTTATTAGTAATATTAGTATTAGCGGATTAACTTTAGTTAAGTCTGGTACTGAAATAAGAATTAGTGGAACACCTGATACACTTGAAATTTATAACCAAACTGTTTTAGTACAAGGAAACATAACAGGAGTCATATTAAGTATAGCAATTAATGTAACTGTTTATGAATTAAATCCTGAATCTTATATTTTACTAGAAGATGGTAATAAAATACTTTTAGAAAACAATGTTAACTTTATAATAATAGAATAAAATGTCAAATCAAAAAATATCACAAATGACTTATAAGCAGTTAGCTGTTGATGATGAATTTCCAACAGTTAACTCAGGTAGTATATTTAACACTAAAGCTTTAGGTGGAGATATTCCTTTATTAATAGGAATACTTCAATGGAATGCTAGTGCAATATATACTGTTAATCAAATTGTTATTTATAACAGTAATACTATTAAAGGAATGTTTTTAGTTACTAGCACTACTTTAGCAGGAGATGCTCCTGAAGGAACAGGATTTAATAAATTTAAATCAGTTTCTTTGTCTTGGGTTAGAAATGACACAGCTTCTTTAAGTAATGCTTCTCCTAATGTTGATATAGGATATTTAAGAACAAAAGAAATTACTATAAATCAAACAGCTTCTACAACAGTTAGTTATAATATAACTAGTAATCTTTCTACTCATGTTATGGGAACTAAAGTAAATGTATATACTTTTAATGACCCTCAAAGTATTGTAGTAAATTATATTGATATACAAAGCGGGTTTATAGTTATCAATATAACTGTTGGTTCTGGTAGTAACCAAGGTATGAGAGTAATGGTTCAAATAGATGGATAATGAATGAATTTTTAAAACCTAAGATTAAAGAATTAGCTTTAAAACATAAACTAACTCAAAGTCAAGTGATTGACATATTTTATTCTCAATTTAAACATGCAGCTAAAGTAATATCAGAAGATTCATTTAAAGACCCTAACGAAAGAAGAAGTGTTAAGTTTAAAGGACTTGGCACTTTTGAATATAAAAAATATAAAGCTATTAGATTAACAAAAATTAAACAAGAACAAGATGCAAGAAAGAACATGGTTGAAACCGCTTCCGAAGATTGACAAAGAATTAGAATTAATTAAAATTTGTGTAGATACATTGCAAACATGTGCTGTACTACCTCAGTCTCCTGCTACTAAAAACATTCAGTTAAGTGCAGAAAATATCTTAATGAGATATTTACAACAATTAGATATCTTAACTAGACCTAATGAAACTTCTTTAAAAACAACATTATGATAAACAAAGAAATTATTACTAGCGTGTTAGATTTACATAATCTTAACGTTGATGCTAGTTATAGTGAAATAGCTGATGAATTAGTTAAAGTTTTTCCTATTTCTCACAGAACAGCTAGAAGGTATGCTTCTATTATTATTAATAGTAATAATCCTACTCCTGAAGAAGTAACAATGCCTGAAATGATTACTGATAAAAAGGTAGGAGTTTTTAATTGGAGAGATGCAGTAGAGCATGTTCAAAAAGGACAGTCTTTGTTTAGTCAAGCTAAAAGTAGTCAAGATAAAGCTACAGTTAAAATAGTTACAGATGAACCTATTTATATACTTGCTTTAGGTGATGCTCACTTTGGTAGTTGGGGTACTGATTACGAAGTGCTTAAAAAAGTAACTGATGAAATTCTTAATACACCTAATTTGTATGTAATTCTTTTAGGAGATTTATTACAAATGTCTATTAAGTTAAGAGGAGTACTAGAAGTAGCAGATAATGCTCTTCCTCCTAAATATCAAATGTTATTGTTAGACAGTTGGTTACAAGAAATATCTCATAAAGTTATTTGTTCTACTTGGGACAACCATGCAGTAATGAGAGAAGAAAATGTAACTGGTTATTCTAAATATGCTGAGATATTTGAAAGACATCATGTTTATTTTAATGGTATTGGTCATTTAGATTTACAAGTAGGAGAACAGATTTACAAAATAGCTGTATCTCATTTCTTTAGAGGTTATTCTTTAGAAAATCCTTGTCATGGTGGAATGAGATATATGAGAAGAATGGCTCAAGATAGAGAAATAGCAATGGCTGGAGATTCTCATAATCCTGGAGTCATTAAGTATATTGATGGAGATAGAGTAAGATGTGTTGTAAATAGTGGAACTGCTCAAACAAATAGCGGTTATGCTAAAAGATTCTTTTCTCTTCACACTTCATCAGCATTTCCAGTTATTAAATTAGACCCTAAAACTCATGAATTTACACCTTATTGGAATTTAAACGAAGCAACAAAATGAAAATTATAGAATTTGAAGTATTAGTAAAATTAGTAAACGATGGTCATATTGACTATAGTAGTTTAGGTATTGCTCCACCAGTAGAAGATGAAGAAGAACTGTTTTCTGAAAAAAGATGGTACAATTCTAAATGGTTAGAAGCTGAAATAGAGTGTGTTGCTGAAAACAAAGAAAACACTATATTGAATTTATACGATGGTCGTTGTATATTTGTACAAGAACCAATCAATATAGTTCTATCTAAACTTCATGATACCTAAAGAATTCCAAATATTAAATCATACTATTAATGTTGTTATTGATAATGAATACTGCCAAAAAAACGATTGTTTTGGACAATATCTTTATAAAGACAACAAAATAGTATTAGCTGACAAATATAAAAAAAGAAAAAATTGGATAAGTTATAAAAAAGAAACAATAGAACATGTGTTTTATCATGAATTAGTACATTGTATTCTTTATTATATGAATAGTGATTTATGGTTAGACGAAAAGTTTGTAGACCAGTTTTCTGGTTTGCTTGCTCAAACAATGAAAAAAGATGAAAGTATTGAAATTAACAGAAGAATTGAATCTAGAGATTCAGAGTGAATTATTTGAAATAGAAGATTTTAAAACATTAATTAAAAGAGTCAAGATTGGAAAAGGCGATAATGATGGTAGAAGAAAACTTATAGCTAAAAAAGAAATAGCTTATGTTTACCATATGGCTGACCCTAACTCTAGGTATTATAATTATGGTGAATCTGAAAGAAAAACTAAATTAAAAAGTGATATTTTTAATGAAGTAGATGAAGATTGGGAACCAGATGAAGCAGTTGAAATAGCTATATTAAAATATAGAGAGTTAATTAAAACTCCTTCACTTAGAACTGTAGACAGTATGTTAAATTCACTTCATGAATCTGAAGAAATTATTATTGAAATAACTAAACAGCTAAAGCAAGATTTAAAAGACGGTAAACACAAAAGTGGTATAAATAATAAGAGAGGTCAAATCGTATCAGGAACAGAGTTAATGTTGAACGATTTGACTGCTCTCTTAAAAGTTAGTAAAGAAATTCCTAATCATATAGAAGTATTAGAAAGATTACAAAAGAAATTACAAGAAGAAAACAAAACTCAAGCAGCTAAGGTTAGAGGAAATTTACAAATTAGTGAGAGGGAAAGATAATGTTTGATGTAAGTTTTAGTCATATTAATACTCAAGAATTTTCTCCTGAAGCTACTAGATTTAAATTAAATAGTTTAAAAGGAAACCCATGTTATATAGATGAACCTAAAAACAGTTTAGCTTGGAAAGAGTATTGGGATTTGCAACAACATTATTGCACAAACGGTTATTCTGTAGGAGGAGTTAGAATTACAGGAGAACATTATTTTTATCTTAACTTTTGTCAAATTAAATTAACTGCTGTTGGTAATAATGAAGAAAAAGTTAGTAAAAAGAAAGTAGAAAAACAAGTTACTTTTCCTGCATTTTGGGATAGTGACTGGTTTTACTTTACTGAATGTGAAGTAGCTAGAGAAGCAGGTGAGCATATGATTATTCTTAAACCTAGAAGGAGAGGATATTCATATAAGAATGCAGCTAAGTGCGCATACATGTATAGCTTTACTCGTTCATCTACTTCACTTATTGTAGCAGAATTATCTACATATTCTGAAGAAACAATGGGTATGGCTGTAAACTATTTAAATTTTTTACAACAATATACAGATTTTGGAAAGAACAGATTAGTTAACAAACCTAAAGAAGAAATAGAAAGTGGTTTTGAAGAAAACGGAATTAAGTTAGGTTTTAGAAGTAAGATACTTGCGTTTACAACAAAAACTAATGCAGGTATTCTTAGGGGAAAAGATGCTAACATTGTTCTTTTTGAAGAAGCAGGAACATTTGGAAATCTCTTAGCTACATACAATGCAACTAAAGCTCTTGTTCAAGAAGGTACTAACGTATCAGGACAAATGTTTGTTTTTGGAACTGGTGGTGATTTTGCTGGAGGTCAAGTAGATTTTGAAAAAATGTTTTATGACCCTGAAACATATGGGTTTAGAGCATATCAAAATATATATGATGAGGGAAAAAGCAATACAACAATAGGTTATTTTCTTCCAGATTATTATTCTAAAGGTGGTTTTATAAGTAATGGTATATCTGAAATAGAATCAGCTAAAGCATCTATTGAACAAGAAGTTGAAAGACTTAAAAGAAGTTCAAAAGATAGAAATGCTCTTGACGCATATCTTGCAGAATTTCCTAGAACTCCTCAAGAAGCTTTTATTAAAATGGGAACTAACATTTTTCCTAAAGCTGAACTAAATCAACAGATTAATGAAATACGTAGTCGTAAAGAATTACAACATTTAGGTGTCACAGGTATATTTTATACAGATACAGATGGTAAAGTTAAATTTGAATTAAAAGATGATTTAAAACCTATACTTAACTATCCTTATAAACCTGATGTAGATGGAGAGGGTTGTGTTATTATGTATCAACCTCCTTTTAAAATGAATGGTCACGTTCCTGATGATTTGTATTATATAGCTGTTGACCCTTATGCTATTGATAAAGGAAAAGATAAAAAACTTACTAAAAGAGATTCTTTGGGTTCAGCTTATGTTTTTAAAAGAATAAATAATTTTTCTAAACCTTTTGATTTAATTGTATGTGAATATGTAGCTAGACCAGAAAGACATGATGATTTTAATAAAAGTCTATTTGATATGGCTGAACATTACAATTGTAAAATTGTATATGAAAATGATAGAGATGGTGATATAGAATCTTATGCTAGGATTAATAAAAAGTTACACAGATTAGAAGTTGAACTTACAGTTTATGATAGTAGTGACGCTCCACGTAAGCAATTAGGAAGACGTTATGGTGTAAGTATGAGTAACTTAGAAGTTAAAAAGACAGCAGTAAGTTATTTGAAAGATTGGTTATTAGCACCTAGAGATAAAGATTTAAATGGAGTTCAAGAATTAAATCTTCATAAAATTTATAGTATTCCTTTACTTGAAGAAATTATTAAATTTGACTATCAAGGTAACTTTGATAGAGTTTCTGCAATGCTTGTAGCAATGCTTTATAAAAAAGAATTGTTGCTCAAACCACCAGTAAGTGAAAGAAAAACTTCAATCTATGAAGATGAATTTTTCAGAAGGTTTGATACAGAATTTGGTAAAAATGAATTGAATCTTTAACTTTGTAAATTAAATTGAAATAATGAAAAATACTAATCAAGTAGGAATGCTGTTTGATATACCAAATCAAAATATATCTTATGCTGAAAAAATAAAAGATGATTTTGCTTGGAGTAAAATAACAATTAATGCTATAATAGGCAGGTCTACTTTTACAACTAATAGTCAGAAAATTTGGATAAAAAAATTATATGATTATTATAATGGTAATATTCATACAGACGATTATAAATTAATTACAGAACCTTTTGGTAAACCTATGGAAGGTAGTTGGGGTGATGTAGAAAGCTATCCTATTATTAAAACTAAAGTTGATTTACTACGTTCTGAATATAATAAGCGTCCTAAAAAAGATATGGTTTATGTAGTTAACGAAGATGTCGTTACTAACATGACTGAATCTTTAAATGAAGAGATTAACAAAAGCTTAGAATCTTTATTTGTAAATAAGCTTAATGAATTAGGTGCTCCTACAGGAGTTGAATCACAAGAAGTAGAGCTACCTGAAAGAGTTAAAGAAAATTTTGAATCTACTTATTTAGACAAAAGAGCTATCATCGGTCAAAACGCAATTAACTATATTAAAGTTCAACAACATTTAGATGAAAAATTAGATTTAAATTTCTTTCATTGGTTAGTAAGTGGAGAAATTTATTCTCATAAAGATGTAGTTCATAATGAAGTCGTTTATGAAACAGTTAACCCACTTGATATAGATTTTGATAAAGACCCTGATATACAATTTGTTGAAGATGGAGATTGGGTAGTAAGACGTAAATATATGCATCCTTCTTCTATTATAGATACATTTTATGATATTCTTGATGAAGACCAAATTAAAATGATTGATACTTTAGCTGTATCAGGACCAGCACTTACTTCTAACTCTTCTATATTTTATGATAGAAGTTTAAATAATAAGATGTGGTCTAGATTAATTGAAGTAATGCATGTATGTTGGAAATCACGTAAACAAATTGGTATTGTAGAGTTTATGGATGAGATGGGTCAATTTCAATCTTTAGAAGTTGATGAATCATATAAAGCAACTCCTGACCAAAAAGTTACATGGCATTGGGTAAGTGAAGTATGGGAAGGTTATAGAATAGGTTTAACAATGTTTGTTAAAATGAGAGCTTTACCTAATCAAAGAGGTAACTTAGATAATCTATCTAAATGTAAATTACCTTATAATGGTAGAATTATGTCTAACGTAAATTCTACAAATATATCTTTAGTTTCTTTAGGAGTACCTTATCAGACTTTATATAATGCTACTTTTCATCGTCTTAAATTAGCTATGGCTAAAATGAAAGATGATATGGCGTTAATTGATATTAACTGGAAACCTTTAGGTTGGTCAATGGATAAATGGTTAGAATATGCTGATAGAGTAAGTATGTTGTTTGTTGATTACAGTAAAGATTCAGTTAAAATGAATAATACTCATCAAACAAGACTTCAGTTAGCTTCTCAAACTATTAGAATGTACACAGATTTATTAGCATTTATTAAAAATGAATGGGAAGAAGTTTGTGGTATAACAAGACAAAGAGAAGGTCAAGTTCAATCCTCTGAAACTGTAGGTGGTGTAGAAAGAGCAGTATTACAAAGTTCTTTAATTACTGAAACTTACTTTACTCTTTTTGAACAATTTAAGAAAAGAGATTTAGAAGGCTTAATTGATTATTCTAAAATAGCTTGGATTAATGGTAAAAAAGGAAGCTATGTAATGCCTGATTCTACTAGTATAGTTTATATGGATGTTAATGGAATTGAGCATTGTGAAACTGAGTATGGCATTGCTATATCTAATTCAAGCAAAGAACAAGAAAGAGCTAATACAATTAAACAACTTGCTCAACCAATGATGCAAAATGGTATTGCTGCTTCTACTATTGCTGAAGTATTAGATTCAGAAACTATATCTCAAGCTAAAGTTAAACTTAAAGTTGCTGAACGTAAGTTACAAGAATACAATCAATTAGTAACTCAACAAGCACAAGAAGGTGAAATGGCTATGGCTGATAAACAAAAAGAAGTTATTGAATTACAACATCAGTATAACTTAGAAGCTATTGATAGAAAAGGAGAATGGGAAATGCGTAAAGCTGAACTTACTGCATTAGGTATGGATGAAGGTGACGATAATGTTGCTATTCAAGAATCTATGATTGAAGCTGGTTTAAAAGAAAGAGAATTAGCTTTAAAAAATAAACAAATTGACTCTAATATTATGAATGATTTGTCTAGACAACAGCATGAAAAACAAATGAAAGAAAAAGAAATGCAGTTAAAAAGAGAAGAGATGAAAAGTAAAGAAAAAATTGCAAGTAAAAGACCTAAAGGTAAGTAGTGTTATATATATAAGAGAAATTAAAACTTAATAAAACAATAAAATAACAAATTAACTTTGTATTAGAAAATGACAGACACGATTGAAAACGAAGGGTTAGACGAATTAGATTTTGATATATCTAAAGTAGACGTAAACCCGACAGGAGTTGTTCCAAAAACGGAACTAGACCCTGAACCAGAAGAAGCTCCAGAAGCTCAACCAGAACCTAAAAGAGGTAGACCTAAAAAAGTTGAAAAACCTGTAGAGCCAGAACCTGAGCCAGAACCTGAAACAGAATTAGACGAAGAAGAACCTAAAGCTACTTCTAATTTATTTTCTACTTTAGCTGAAACTTTAGAGCTAGATTTAGAAGAAGAATTTGAAGAAACTGAAGAAGGTCTTTCTGCATTTGTTCAAAGTGCTGCTGATAAACTAGCAGACAAAAAATTGAATGGATGGTTAGAAAGTTTACCTGAAGTAGGTTCTAATTTTTTTGATTATCTTCAGATGTTAGGCCCTGATGCTAAAGAAGAAGATATACAAAAGTTCTTTAGTTCAGTTAAACCAGAAATTGATTACAAGTCAATTGATTTAACTAATGAAGATGCGCAAAAAGCTGTAATGCGTACCTTCTATAAAAAGATGGATTATGATGATAATGAAGTTAAAGATGCTATTGAAGATTTAGAGATAGCTGGTACTTTAGAAAAATCATCAAAAGTTGCTTCAACTAAATTAGCTGCTTCTCAAGAAAAAGAAAGAGCTGCTTTAATTGAAAAAACAAAAGCTGAGGATACAGTTAAAAGACAAAAGATACAAGAATATTGGAACACAATAGATTCTACTATTAAAGGTGGTAGAGTTCATAGTTTTAATATTCCAGTTGCAGAACAAAAAGCTATGTTGGAATATATGTCAAGACCAACTAAAGCTGGAGTTCCACAACTACAAGAAGATTTAAATAATATGAATGTTGAAGATAGAATAGCTTTAGCAATCGCAGTAAAAAATAAATTTAACTTAGGTAAATATATTACTGCTGCTGTTAAAACTCAATCTGCTCAAACATTAAAAGAAAGATTAGCTTCAGGACAAACTAGATTAAAAAATGGTAATGTTCCTAAGAGTGGTCTTTCAGATGATATATTATTTGATATAAAATAAACACTTTAAAAAAACAAATAAATAAAAAATGGCACAATTTCTAACAGACCAAGTGTGGAATGAACAAATGAAAAGCAATGATGCTTCTTTCGCTCGTTTAATTAACTCACAACCTGACAAAATCGCTCCTGTACTCACACATATGATGGGTCAAGAGAGTTCACGTTTCCCTCTTATGTACCTTTCTGAAGGTATGCAAGCTATTCAAGAAGTAGATGGTGACGAATTCGAGTATGATGTAATTGGACGTATGATGAAAGCAGTTCCTTTACAAGCTCCTCCTACTGGTTCTTATTCTACATCTTTCGGTGTATCTGGAACTGAAGCAACTTTATTCTTCAACGAAGGTATTTTCCCTGTAGGATATACTATTCTTTCTCCTTTAGGTTATCAATTACGTATTACTAGTAGAGATAACGCTAACGGTAACTGGGCTTACAAAGTAAAATTAGTAGCTAAAAATCTTTCTGAAACTTTACCTGCAAGTGAATTAGCAACTGGTGCGTTATACGCTTCTGGTTGGAACTCGGTAGCAAGTTTTGGTTCATTTGGTTCACTTTCTACTAGCACTGCTCCTGTTAAAGTACGTGGTGATGTAGGTACTATTCGTAAAGGTTACGCTTATGAAGGTAACATTAAGTATCGTAAAGCTAAAACTGTACAATTAGACACTAAAGGTGGAGGTACAAAAGAAATGTATTGGCCTTACGAAGAGTATCAGCATAACTTAAGTTTCCGTATTGAATGTGAAACTAACTACTGGTATTCAAAATCTAACCGTGATGCTTATGGTGTTATCAATGAGCGTGACGAACAAGGTAATCCTATTGTAAGGGGTTCAGGTATGTTTGAGCAAATCTCTAATAAAGATACTTATGGTACTTTAACTGCTGATAAAATTGACCAAACAAT